GGCATGCTTGCTATTGATACCGGTTGTGTCGCTTGCCAAAAGTCTCCTGTAACTGGAGTGCTTGGCATGCTTGCTATTGATACCGGTTGTGTCGCTTGCCAGAATAAGCCTGTTACTCCTATAGTGCTATTATTAAACTGTACATTGATAGGATTATCTGAACTATTAGCAGTAGAGTTTTTACTTATGATCCAAGGATTAGTCCCTTGATCTACAGTTACTCTTTCAAGTGCAGTAAGGGTGTCGGAAGATAAACTAACAACTCCGTTACTTCCAATACTAACTGTACCAGTTATAGATCCTTGTATAGGTAGATATGGTACATCTAATATACCACTAGTTCCTACTTGTCTAATATGGATATCTACAGGATCTTCAGGACTGCTTTGTACTTGAATTATTCCAGGAATATTAACAGTTCCTGATATTTCGATACCTTCACTTATACTAACTCTAACTTGAGGTTTTCCTGAAGTAGAATTATATTCCATTGCATTATGCAGATTGTTTAGATTTGGATCAAAGTTGTCTCTTCGATAGGTCATTAGATTCCTCGTTCATTGAGGTAATCTCTAAAGCTCTTGTGTTCTAGCTGCGCCGGCGGATCTTTGACACGTAGATCGTGTGGATGCTTTGGTCCATTGACACCACCGCCTGCGTCAACAGTTACAGCGTCTATAGTAGAATACTGTTCATTTGGACTGTTGCCAAACTTACCACCAATACCTTTAGATACTACATCTATTATCTGCTTGAAATGATTTGGATCATCTGCTGTAGTAGTTATTTCAGCAGTAGCTACTGGTTCTACTTCAACTACTTCGGCTTCGATAGGCGCCCTCTCAGCTTCGATACCATCGATAATATCTAGTATGTTGCGTATGATATCTGTAGCTTTCATTTCAAATATTTCCTAATTATCTTTTATAATCCGTATCTGCCAAGTATGGAATTGTGATTCTGTAAGATTTCTGCACCGCTTAAAGCACGACTGTATACTGCTGCTACAGCAATATCTCCGTGCCAGAAGTTATCACATTTACCGATTAGTTGTGGATTGGTGCTAGAATTGTATGTATCTGTAAATGTTTGTCCTGTGGTTACTCCTACTGCTTGTCCGTTGAAGTAGAAAGTATAATCCCCATTGGCAGCTTGTGTTACACCAAACGTGAACCATTGATTTGTTGTTAGTGTTAATGCAGCCGACAATCCGCCAACACCACCAAAACTACCGTGTACCTGATAGTTTGGTCCGGGTGTCTTGTATATGTAGGTGTTAAAGGTTCGGTTACCGACGTCAACACCAAATATTCCGTGATACCCGTCTGTTATACCAGCATCCATCCTTGCTACAAAGAATGTAGTCTTACCTGTATAGGTTCCACTATATTTTGTATATGATGTAGTAGCATACTTTGTGCCATTGGCAATGAGTGTAAAATAACTCGAAGTAGCAGCACTGGTAAATGCTGGACTACCAACTAGTGTGGCATCGTTGTTATTAGAGCTTAGGTCAGTCCAAGTTGTGCCTGATGTGTAACTGTCTGCATTGCCAGCATCAAGATATAACATTGCTCCGCTAGTGACAAAACTATATGTTGGAGTAGTGGTCCAGGGGCGGCCTTGTACAAGTCCTCCAGTGTTAGCATTGTCAACTACAGTATTACCAGAATAAACTGTTGGCAGTTCGGTGATATCTAAAACATTTAACGAACGATAATATATCTTAGTAGAATCCGTACTACCTGTAACAGTTCCGTCTCCAGCTACAGTTTTACCTTGGCGTTTAGCTTCAGCTATAGCTAGTTTAGCTGCCTGACGTGCTTCTTTAGTTGACAGTGTTGATATACCGTTTTTTGACATACAGTATTTATGTTAGCGTCGTTGCGATTGTAGATACCAATTGGCTAGTCTAGTTAACTGTGATCCTCGAGCACGTTCAACCTTCTCACTACTTCTACGTATCTTGCGTGTCTTTTTTATGAGATCTCGTTCTGTATATCGATTTTTTAGATATCCAGCTGCCCGTCTTTTTAATCCACCATGCTTTTTCACTTGCTTTGCTTTTTGTGTAAAATCTTCCCATATGATATCACTATCAAACCAATTGTTGGTTTCAATTCCTGTAAGCATGACACTACTCCTTATAATAAGATTTCGAGCGATTACTCGAATGGATTAGTTATAGATTTTTAGATTATTTTCCGGCGTTTTTCCACATAGCGGCAGCGGCAATCTTCTTGCCCTTTTCTCCACCGCCAGCAGCCTTAGCTACCTTGTCGAAACTCTTGCCTTTTTTGCCGATATCTTTTCCTGCTTTAGCTTTCTTTACTAGATTACTCTTAGCAGTTTTGCTCATACCTGCGCTGGGCTTTTTCTTAGCCTCATATATCATCATTTGTAGACCATAGTCCAATGATTCCATATATTCTTCACCGACTTGATCATTTGCCTTGTTTTCATAGGCCATATAGTCGTGTACTGTGTTTAGATAGTCAGCTGCCCTAGTAATTTTGGATTGTACCCAACCTTCTAGCGGCTGTCCTGGTTGTATCATTTTGAATAATTCTATACCGTTCTTTATAGCATTATAAAGTTCACCACGGGCCATACTGCCTTCGTCGTCGTGCTCGGTTTGTGGCATTGGTTGAAGATTATCCATAATTTACTCCTGTTATCTCTTGATAGCTGGACCACCGAAAATACTTGTGCCCTTCATATCGAGCGCATTTACGGCAGTGCCTGATTTAGTCTTAGGTTGATGTACTTTAGGAGGCTTTGGGGCCTTAGTTCCGCTCTTGCCCGGAGATCCAGTGTAACTCGTGTGTCCACGCTTCTTTCCGATAGCAAGATGGGGACTAACTACAGTGCCTACGCTTGCACTACTTGTTGCCCCCATTGATGCTGTTTCTAACAATTCTTTAATTTTCATAAAGATATTTATCAGTCTTCAGTGCCAGGTGCTCCCTTGCACTGGGTTTTCTTAGCATCCGCCGTTTTCTTCAGGTCAACTGGCCAAACTGCGGTAGCGGGCTTAGTCTTATCAACTCCCGGAGGAACTGGAAAACTAATACCTGTAGCTGCTTCGATGCTAGCAATGCTGACTAAATGTGCTGGAAGATCGATTGGCTGTGAAGCTACCTGCGGGAAAGTAAATGCCAGTGCCTGTTTAGTGGCATTGTTAATCACGATCTTATAAAGGAAGTCTGGAACAACTACTCCAGTTCCGATAGTCTTGCTCTTACCTACAGTATAGATGTTTCCTGCGTAAACAGTATATGCTTGATTGTTGCCATATGCCCAAGCACGGACATTGCTTTCTAATGCCTTCCAAATACCTCTGTTTAGATTTGGTAACTGTGGGCTCATGTTACTCATTAAGAATGATTCAAACTCAACCTGTACATCCCAACTCATATCTCCGTCTGGTGCAAGGTGTCCCTGGTCGTATCCTGTGCCTGCATAATCTGAGGGTTTAGCACTACCTGCTCCAAGTGCAGCATCTGCTACGAACGCATTGGTACGAGCCACACATCCTATAGCGTGTGCAGGAGTTAGTGTATATGCTACCCACGCCGGAATCTTAGCAGCATTATCGTGCTGTAGTGCGTATGCAGTATTGCATCTTACTACTGTGTTTGGCTTGTTTAGTGTTGGTGCACCGTACGGTACTTGTGCTGCACAAGCTGCGATTGGCTGATTGGGTTTCTGATCCCAAGCTGCTGCTGTTCCAATTAGGCCAAAGAACAGTGCTGCTGATAATATGTGTGTTTTCATAAATACTCCTTTTAATATAAGTATATTTATGATTAAAATAGTAGTCTCAAAAATTTCTGAGGCTTTTGAAAGCGCAGATTTTACAGACCTGTGGATTTTCCCTGGAATGCAGTGGCCAATTTGGGTTGATCGTCGCTGGTTTGAGGATGAGGTACCATAGCAGCTTTTAATTGCTGTATTGCACTATTGGCATTTTTGTTTTCGTAGTGTATACCTATTCCACCAGCTGCTTCCCACGCTCGTATATTTTTACCAAAATCATCTATTAAAATGTTAGGAGTACCGTCGGCTTGTTTTGCAAACTGAGGTTTGTTATGTGTAACGTGTACTTCGTCCGGACTGAATGCTGATAGATATTTTTGCACCCATTCTCTTTTCTGAGGTTCGCAATTTGGATCTTTACCCAATGGGCTAGTACAAATGTCGTACTTGCCTGCGAATTTTTTGATAGCACCTAGCAACCTAGGGGCATTTGATAATGGTTTTAGGTCTATCCAAAATGTAGGATGATTGCGTATCATATCGAGTGCAGCTTCTGGATCTTCAATCTCTTTCCAGTGGCCTACTCCTACCATACGATTCCAGTCGCTAAAAAAGTCAGCTAATACTCCATCCATGTCTACATACACTTCTGGTTTACCTGTGCCGATAACTTCTGTTACTTTTAATCCTCTGTGTATTTTACCTCTGTCTGCAGAATGGATTTTGTCTTTAGTTGCCGGCAATTTTTTAGTACCATAGATGTGTCCCAGTTCAACTGATCCTTCAGCCAAAAGATCATTTAGCTCGTTTATAGCTTGATCTTCGTTATTACTATTTCCTGGATAGCTACCTGGTTCTGCTGGCTTGCTGTTTCTAAATAAACTAGTTGCTGCACTGGCTGCTGTTCCAGCTAACGGAAATACAGCACCTAGTGCATTAGTTCCTGCATCGATAGCACTGTTTGCAGCACCCTTGAAATCGCCCCTGGCTACATTAGTTACAGTATCTACAGTGTTGCTTACTGCCGATGCTGCATTCTTAACATTACCTGTACCTGGTGCATTGTTTACGATCCCTTGTCCTACAACATTTCCGACATTTCCTTGATTTGGATTCTGTACTACATTTTTTACGTTTTGTTGTAGTTGTTTATCTGGACCACTGCCTAACCAGTTTGCAGGATTTATAGCAGAGCCAATTCCTTTAGCAACACCAGTAACGAAATTATCTTCTGGAGGAGCTGCCGGAGTTGAGCGTGCTGCTGGCTTTTGTTGAGGAGCAGGCTGTCCTTCTGCTAGTAATCTATTAAGTTTAATCCTAGTATCTTCCATAATAGGCTTTATACTAAATGCCTCAGGATGTTTATGGTCGAACTTGCGCATAATGACACCTGCCATTGCATTGGCTTCGTTTTCTATAGGACTACCTGTTTCGCCGGCGTTAGGAGTAAGCCTACCATCAAGCATTTGTTTATAATGCACTAATTCGTGTGCCAGAGTTCTCATCATATCTATGATATGTCTTCCAGTTATGCTAACGGTAACAATACCTGCATCAGGCTGGAAACTTCCGAAGCTATGGAATTTTGTGCCATAGCTGCTATCGCTTACCCAGTTAATCCTAGGTAGCTTATCAAATCCTAATTCTTCTTTACAGATCTTTAACAGTTCTCCAAACAGGAAAACCATTTTGTTTACATCTGTATCTGTAACTTCATTTAATCTCATACTCTATTTATTTCCATTTTAAATTATGTCTATTAACTTTTTATTAGCATCTAGATAGTATACTGTTTAAGCTAACAAGCACGGAGAGTATCATGTTGCCTACAGTGTACAGTGATCCGCGTATAACCTATTTCCGTAGCAAACAAAATAACAACTATGAGTATGCTGAGTTTAAAATATTGGACGTTGAAACAATCAAAGCAGATATAGTTGATTGTCTCGGTGCTATACTTGCCCGCTGCTGGTTAGATAAAACACTAATGGCAGAGCTACGCAGCGACCCTCATTATTGCCTACTACAGCAGGGAATGATCCTTCCTAAAAGTTTGGATATACAAATTGAACTGCATCGTGGTACTAATCGTCCTCAGGTTGTTGTATATGAAATAAAAGATAATACAGTTGAAAAAGTATGTGCGTTGCGTATGAGTATGTTAGCATCCTGCTGATTACTTTTTGCGTCCTCGTACACCTACAGGTGGTTCTCCAGTTAGATATGGTCTACTAAACCATAACTGGAACCACTCTGGAGTGCCTGGTTGTATGTTGTTAGCTTTCATTAGGTTAACTTTTTCCATACCAGTGTCGCTAATATTTTCCTGCATCTTAGATGCGCGATATTCCGCTAATCTAGCTTGCCCGCCTAACCCGCCGAGTCCAGCTAATGTTTTGAGCTCGTGTATAGGATCATCCGGAGCTAGATAACAATCATCCTCACTGGTTTGATTTAGATCCGCTGAAGTTATTTTATATTGTTTCATTTGATTTTTCCTCTAGCAATAGCAGCAGCGTTTGGAAATTCATACGAAGCATATCTTTTATTGGTTGTATCTGACTTCCCACCAAATCTTTTTGCTAATGCACCGTATGCCCGCACCCGGCTAGGTTCTTTTTGATCCGCTTCAAACTTAATCGTTTTAATCTGTGGGAATTTTTTCATATGGTAAGCGATGATATGTTTTACAGTACCTAAGACCCTAGCAGCAGTAGTTGGATGCTCACCAGTTAGCTTTTCAGTTTCGTCTTCGTCTCGTTGGAAAGTAACATGACCTACCCTTTTATCGGTAGGATCGTGGAATATACTAACACTGATTTTAGATACGCCCTTTGGTGTAAATGTATAGGTATACATATTATCTTCTGTTTGTCCGATATACTTAAACTTATATGAAGCATCAAGGGACTCGTCTATACTTTCACTAGTCTGTGTGTAGCTCGGCTGTGTCTCTGCACCTGTAGCATTAACAGCAGCGACCAACAGCACATTGCCTGCTTTCTTAGCATTAGCTAGTGCTTCGGATCTTGTTTCAGCCTTTATTCCTGCATCTTTAAACATGGCAGGATTACGTATGTTTACTGTAGGTTTAGATAGAGGTTTTCCGTTATGATAGAATTTCTTTTCTGTGTAGTGTTCCTGGACCCATTCGTTAACAGCTACTCTATCTCTTAAGAACTGTATCTTGGGATGATTAGGTATGTACTGTTCTAAGGCATTTAAGAATTCACGCTGCCTGTTTGGGAAGGCGTCCATATGCTGCACAAGCAGCCAAGTAGAATACGGGGAACTAGGATAGTCTCCATTGCCTTTTTCTCCTACATCCTCTAGTATTTCTACCATGTATTTTTCTATGCGCGGCCAAATCTCTTCCTGGAACTGTATGCGCTGTGTGGGGTCTTTGAACTCTTGATCACGTTCCATCCACCTGTTTAGTTGGTCGCGCAATGATTTCTTAAAATTTGTAGATTCATAGATGCGTTCTCTTCCGTGCAAAAAAGTATTTGCAAACTCTTCGCAAAGTTCTCGTATGCTTTCATTTTCTGTTTCTATCAGATTGTAATGCCTGTGATCGTGTCCGCCGTGTGCTTGGCTAGGATCTATTAATCCACAGTAAACTTTTTCAATACCGTGTGCTGCTACTAATTCGCTACAAGGTTCTCCAACTCTCTCACTAGCAGTTTTATCATCGTGCCTGTTGCAAGGACTTAGAGTAACTAGCATTATGCTGCCTTCAGGCACTTCTCCGTGTTTGCTAGTAAATGCTTCTAGTACAGCACGTTCTGCGTGTACGTGTCCATGTTTGCCCATATAACCTACCCTGGCCATGAATGGATAAAGTTTGGTCTTGATTCCTGCTGCTACTAACCCATTGCGTTGAGGATCCTGCTTATGTCCTTCTACTACCATTTTACACAGTCCTGCTAGCAATTCGTCCAGATGATGATATCCGTGTACCTCAGAATCATCTTCCATAGTTCCTGTTGCTTGGCGCATAACATCTGTGTCATACCCCGCTGCGGGTTCTCCACTACCGCGCTTACCACCAACTGGACTTCCTATGTCGTTTGCTTCGCTAACTTTTTTTTTAGAAGGCATAGCTTTCATGCGCTGTTCTGCCTTACGCATTAGATCCATAACCTGAGCATCGTCTATCTCAGGATTCATCGCATCGCGCCATACTGCAAACTTTTCTTCTTCACTCTTTGTAGGATCTAGTAATACCTGTCGCATAGGTGTGGCACGTGGGCCCTCTTCTTGTGCATCGGGTGCAGCTGTTTCTTGTCTGCTAATAACTTCTAGATTATCGAATTTATAATGTACCTTTCCAGTTTTGTCTGGGGTATTGTTATAATTCTTAACATATGCAAGGGCCTTAACTTGATCAGCACCGACTACTACGATAGCGTTAGTATAGCCCTGCTGATTCAGGTTTGACAGCACACGAGTCAAATCAGGCATCTCATCTGTAGCAGTTTGGAAGATATGACTGCTATCTGGAAACACTTTCTTATAGATAGCCATCTTCTCTTCTGGATTAATAGGATCATCTTTTCCTACAGTCCTGCTCACTACAAAATAAGGATCTCCATTTACTTCTTGTGCTTTGTGTATAACTGCGCTGGCTAGATACATATGGCCTTTATGTCCCATACCGCGCCCCCATCCAACGACAGCAGTGCTTCCGTGTCCTGTCCTAGTTAGGGTTTCTTTTAATAACTCTCTTAAAAACATTAATCTTTCCTCGGAGACCAATTGGCTTGATCTATAGTTTTTACAAACTGCCCTGGGAGATCGTTTGCAAACTCTCCTCCTGGGTGTGCTTGTACATATCCTTCGGGCCTTGTTTGGCGTATGTCTCCGTGTCTACCTTTACTTAACGAATCTATGATTTTCATTTTTTCTTTTGTGAGCAGCTCTACAGCAGATAGAACAGTATCTAGTCCCGGATCATTGATTATAGTAGCAGCTTGCTTCTGTGAGAGATTCTGCATAGCCCAATCTTGGAACTTTTTCTTTACACCTTCTACACGTAGATTTTGATTGAAGAATTTATAAAGAACATCTCCTGGTTTGCTTAATCCAGGTTTTGGACTTAAGAACGCATCAATAGCTTGGGCATTACTGGATATAAATTTAGAAGCAGCAGCTAGTTCTGCTTCGTCTGCGCCTGGTGCGTGTTCTACATATGTTGTACCCTGTACTATTACATCCTGTGTAGATAGTTTTTCTGCATCTGGATAGCGGCTCTCTTCACTGCTGCCTAGTGCAGGATAGTATCCAGTAGCTGCTACCATTACTTTTGCATTTTTAATGCGTTGTCCAAGTACACTGTTTCCTGGTATATGGAATTGTGTTAGATTTGGTTGGAAATCATATTCGCCTGTGTTTGTATTGTATTGTGGTTCAGCACCTGGATAGAAAAGCAACCCGCCTTCGAGATATCCCCTATCTGGACTAACTGATTCAAAATATTTCCAAAGGCCTGCTATCTGATTAGCATATGCCTGTCTAGCTTTTTCTTTTTCGGGATCTGGTTTTCCGGTACCTAAAATAAATGCACTAATGTCTTTAGGATTATACATAACAGTAGGAACACCGTTGTCGAGCTGTGTCTTTCCACGCTTTAGATATTCCCAAGCATTTTTAGGAATTAGACTAAATCTTCCTTGATCGTCCCTGCCCCAATACACGACCGGGCTTCCGTCCCATTTAAGTTCTATGTTTCCGCCCTGTGTACTGCCCATATGCTTAAGGCGTTCGACAGCATGCAATCCGCCGTTGGCTCCATTAGTGAAAACTAAATCTTCGATATGTTGATATTTCCTACCTATCGTGGGAGCAGCTTCTTTGAGATGACGAAACAATTCATTTAATAACATTATCGTGTCTCTCTTATCATACGTTCTGCTCTGACAGTTTCTATCATTTCTGCAAGAGAATGTTTTGCAGAGGGGTTTTCTTTAGCAGCTGATGTGAGATAATCGTACAAAACTTTACCTCCATATAATAGTGCTATTATTGCTACTGCTGGTAATGCATATTTTGCTGCCTCGGCTGCTAATTTTGAAATCGCCTCTGGTGATAAATTATTTCCAACTACTGATGATATGTCATCAGTAGTTAGCGGATCTGTTTGCTGTGATAATGCTGTTGCTGCTTCTGTGTTGGCAACAACATTAGGTGTTTGTGAAGCAACCTGCTCTACCTTTCTACCACTTAATCTTTGACCGACTTCTCTTGCTGCATTTGCGCGATCAGTAGCATCGCCGTCTACTGTTGGAATTTGAGTGTTAGGAGTTGGTTCAGATACAGCCTGACTTATGTCGTGTGCTGCCATTCCCACATTTATTCCTGCCCCTAGTGGATAAGTGGGTGGGAATAGTTCTAGTGTATTTGCTATTAATCCAAGACCTGCTTTTAAATATTCGCCATTATATAGATCGTATGCATTAGATGCAAAACCAAGGCCGGGCATAAGCCTACTAGCAGCAGACATAACTCCTTCGTTACTAATTCCGTCTATCTTAGATAATAGGTCTCGCATTTCGGCCATAAAAATATCCTCTTTAGGATATTTATCAATCTAGATGCGCTGTGAAGTATTGTCCATTAAAGGCACCTCGATACGGTATTGTCTCATCACCACGTACCATATTGATCTCGATCCTAGTACCTTGCGGGCGAACGGTCATACGCATTTTATCCTTGCTTAGAATATCAGCGGGAACTTTTTGCCCTGTTTCTGGGTGGATTAACATACACTTAGTTTTGTTTGCGCCCTTGACATTCTTCATCTAACTTCTCCATGTTAATTAAATTATAACACTAAAAGCTAGCCATGTCAATAGTTATATGTGATTTTGTTTACAGTTCCAGTTGTATAATATACTATAGCCCTAACCCATACAAAGTTACCTGTGAAATTATAAATGGGCGAAGTAGTAGTTGTTGATACACAATCTAATTGTGTTCCATCTATATCAAACCAATCTGTTTCATCTGGCGCAGCAGCTAATGTTGCTTGCATCTTTATGTTACCGATAAAATTACTAGTTTGATAGCTTACGGTATGCAGCCCAAATCCAAATCCATAATAACCTGCACCTTTGTAAGGATCGCTTATTACAGATGCTGGATTTGTATTTGTTATATCGTGTGTTGTGCTAGGTAATATTATTTGGCTACTTGCTGGCATGATCTTTTCCTTACAATATTTACCATTGTACAACTATCATTTCTTCTTAGGTTTGCCCTTTATTTTAATCCCGTATGCCTGTGCAAATCTAGCTACATCCATGCCTTCGATCGAAGTGATATCTTCAAACTTAGTATAACGGTGTGCATTATCAAAAAGGATATTAACCCCAGCTTCGCTCATTGCGGTAACCCTACCGTGCTTTTCTCTAGTAACAGGAGCGTACCCAAATCCACTAACTGTTATCTTTGCGCTAACATTAGTACCTTTGCCGATAAGTTTCTTATCTACTAGGATCTTGGTCAAATCTAAGCTGTTCATTTTGTTTCTTTCTGGTTGATTTCGTTGTGTGTTTTTATTTCCGTTATTGAACGGATATTATCTTGTAGCATCATCTGTACAATCAAAAGATACTTTTTGTCTTTGACATATATGTAAGGTGTGCTCCACCATGCTGCATTTCCCTGTATGAGATGTGAAACACGGGCAGTTACACGTATATCGTCTGGATGATTTGCAGCTAACTTAACAAAGTTGTCTCTTGCTATCTGAGGTGCATTTTTTTCGTAACCTAAGATTACTTTAAATCTGCAATCATAAGGTAGTGTTGGTTTGATTTCAATCTTCCTGTTATCTAATAGGAAGTCTAAAGCGTCGTCCGATGCAGGCTGGGAGAATTCAATTAGTTCTTTATTGAAGTCTCGTTTTAGGATTTCTAATATTGATTTATCTTTAAAAAACAAACTCAGTGTTCGCCATTCTGCTCTTTTACGAATTTCTCCTCTAGGATAATTTTCTATAAGAAGAAGTAACTGTTCTACTTTAATTTTGTGTCTAGATACAATTTTTTGTACGTTAGGAGAAAGATTTTCCTCTTTCTCCCCGTTGGTTATTTTTTCAAACGTTTTTAGGTCCATACTTCTAACGAAGTTAGCCCAATCCGACAGTAGTACGGCTTTGTACGGATACTTGTTATAGAAAAGCCTAGTAGTTGTAGTCTGTCGCATTTTATTCATATTTTAAGTATAACATCTTTGTTAGATGCGTCAACTAATACTGAGCCGCCTTGCTTGAGTCTTCCAAACAATAATTCCTTACTCAACGGCTTTTTGATGTCTTGATCTATGATACGTGCTAACGGTCTAGCACCCATCTTGGGATCAAACCCACGCTCTACTAGCAGATCCATTCCGCTTTCGCTAACATAGATAGTAACACTCTTGTCCTTTATTAGAGACTGTAACTCGTTAATAAACTTATTCACAATCATCTTCATACTAGACTTAGAAAGCCTGTTGAATTGTACGATAGCATCTAGCCTGTTACGGAACTCTGGAGCAAAGAATTCCTTAATAGCTTCATCTCCGTCGTTATAACGATCTTCCTTGCTAAATCCAATACTCTGGCGTTCTGCATCCTTTGCACCAAGATTGCTTGTGAGGATTAGTACTATATTCCTACAATCTGCTATCTTACCGTTTGATCCTGTAACCTGTCCGTTGTCCATTAGCTGTAACAAGACATTGCTTACATCTTGGTGTGCCTTTTCAATTTCATCAAGCAACAGTACACAGTTTGGATTTTCTTGTATCTTAGTAATAAGCTGTCCAGCATTGTCGTCAAAGCCAACATAGCCCGGAGGGGCTCCGATCAGTTTTGCGACTGAGTGTTTTTCTTGATACTCACTCATATCAAAGCGTACTAAGTTAACAGCTAAATTCTCCGCCAACTGCTTTGCTGTTTCGGTCTTGCCGCAGCCCGTGGGCCCAACAAACAAGAAACTACCAATTGGCTTATTAGGACTTTTCAATCCTGCGTGTGCTATAAAGATCTTGTCTAAGATATCACTGATAGCAGTGTCTTGACCAAATACTTTACTCTTCATTTTGCTTTCTAGATTTACTAGAACTGAGCTTTCAGTTTCGCTTACTGTTTCTAGAGGCATCTTGATCATTTTGCTAAGTTCAAACTCAATGTTGCTCTTAGCAACAACCTTTTCAGCCACTGTGGATAACTTGAAACGACTGCAAGCTAGATCGATTAGATCAATAGCCTTATCAGGTAGCTTCTTATCAGTCTGATACTTTACACTTAGTTTTACAGCAGCTTCAATAGCTTCGTCAGTAATAGATGCTTTGTGGAACTCTTCGTAATACTTTTTAATACCCTGCAAGATATCAATAGTGATAGCTTCGCTAGGTTCATCAACAGTTACACGCTGGAATCGACGCATCAGCGCACGATCCTTTTCAAAGTGCTTGCGATACTCTTCCCAAGTAGTGCTTGCGATAACTTTGATAGTGCCTTTGCTTAGAGCAGGCTTGAGCATATTAGCCATATCGTTAGGATTGTTGTTTCCTGATCCAGCCCCATTCATCATGTGTGCTTCGTCGATGAACACAATGCTCTTGCCCTTTTTCTCAATAGCCTTGAGAACTCCCTTAAGACGTTCTTCAAATTCTCCTCGATACTTAGAACCTGCTAGCAATGCTCCAATGTCTAGATTATAGAGAGTATAATCCTTTAGGAATTCCGGAATCTCTCCGCCTACTATCTTATAAGCAAGCCCTTCTGCAATAGCCGTTTTACCAACTCCTGGATCACCGACCATGATCACATTAGCTTTATTGCGACGACCCAATGCAAGCACAATACTTTCAATTTCTACATCTCGACCAATAACAGGATCGATCTTGTTTTTCTTTGCTTGGTCGTTGAGATTAGTTGTAAACTGTGCTAGCAGTTTATCAAACTGCCCCGTGCTAAATGTTTCCTCGTCCACGTTTATAGTTTCTGTATCAATATATTCACTAAACTTTTCTTTCGTGTATCCTGCCTTATTCAACATATAGACAGCGTGTACTTTCTTTTCTGCGAGGATTGAAAGCAGTATATCAGTAGTTTCTATCTTCTGTCTACCATTAAAAAGTGCTTGAGTAAATGCTCGATTAAAACAACGCTCCACCGATTGCGTTTTTTGAGGCTTAGTTTTTGTAGGTAACTTGATGTCATCCATATTATTTTTAATATAATGATCAATGTTAGTTCTTACTAGATCCACTGATCCTTCATAGTCGTCTATGAATTCCATAAACGTTGGATCAGTAAAAATTGCTAAAACTAAATGTTCGAGAGTTACGTACTCGTGATTTTGCTCTTCAGCGATAGTAATAGCTTTTTCGAAGACCGATTGTAGATCTTCACTTGGTTCTAACATCATACCTTGTTTCTCCGATAGTATATTATTATATTATAATTACTAAAAAAAATCAAGCGTATAATTTAACTTTTCCTAATTTTATCAGCAAGTATTTTGAGTTCTTCTTTGAGTTTTGGATTATTCAAACGAGGCATCTTAATATTCACTATTACGTGTAGATCGCCTCTCGTCTCAGCAAACCTCATATGCTTAAATCCCATACCTTTGCAACTTAATCTCTGTCCGTGCAAGCTTCCAGGAGGAACTGTCAAATCTACTTTTGATCCGTCTATATGATCTATCGTTATACTAGTACCAAGTATAGCAGCAAACACATCTACTTCTATTTCTGTCACTAGATTTAAATCTTCTCTACGGAACTTCGGCATAGCCTCTACTTCCATTTGGATAGTGAGATCTCCTCTAGGCATATGCTTTAGAGAATTGTCTCCGTATCCCGACAGTTTAATAACTTGTCCGTTTTCAATACCTGGAGGAATATCTACGGTGATTGATTCGTCCTGTCCATTTGGCATCCTATAAGTGACGTTTAATTGTTTACCTAGGTAGCTGTCTTTTAGACTAATCTTGCAACGTATGTTGAGATCTCTGTTTCGAACCTGCTGTTGTCCTGTGTGGAATTGGAAACCAAATTGATTGAATATATCCTGGAAAGGGTTCTGCCCCGGGTGCCCACCCTGGAATGGATTTCCAGTAGTAAAATGGAAACCATTAGCAAAAGGATGTCCTTGTTGTCCAAACGGATTTTGTCCCATCATATCATATTCAGCACGCTTTTGCGGATCGCTAAGTGTGCTGTATGCTTCATTGAGCTCTTGGAACTTTCCTGCGTCACCTCCTCGATCGGGATGGTGCTTCATTGCAGCCTTGCGGAAGGCTTTCTGTATATCGTCTGCTGATGCGGTTTTATCTACGCCGAGTGTTGAATAGTGATCCATGCTTTTACTTATAAATTATTTTAGACGAAAAGTCAAGAAATGAGTTTAAGCATTAACACGTTATTTCCGTCTTCAAAAACAAAATAATCGTCGTACTTAGTGATATTGAAATCGCCAAAATACTTAGTTAACCAAATAGCTTCACTAGTGCTTGTTTCGTCTATTCGTATGGTGGCGGCAAGATTTCCTAGGATATTTGTCCTAGTACCGTAGTCTTTTAATTCCATCTTAACTGGGCTGTTGGAAAATCTCTTAAAGGTTAATTGATTTTCCTGTATATCGATATAGTCAAGTGGGCTCTTTCTAAAGAAGAATTTCATATCATCTTCAAAAATCTTTTCTATCTTAGCTTTATATTTGCTTCCGTCTGTAGGTATTAGATTCTTTAAATCTTCGATTGGCTTACTATGTATGTCTTTATAATAGCGGAATCGCCAATCCTCTACCTTTGCTAGTTGCCCTATTCCATAAAGCAAATCTTCTATATGATTTGATATCTTTCTATCTCGTTCTATTTCCACAAAAACTGTATAGGTTTTTTCTTCCGATTCGCCCTCGTTGGCGCTTGCATCCATTATAAAATCATAACCTCTTTCTATGAAATTAACTAGATCATCCGCAGCATCTTTTCCGATAACTTCAAAATTTAAAGTACATATGTCTTCATCAGGACCTGTGGTTGCCTTATAGGTATCTACGTGGAACAGGGGCTTTACTAGATCTTCAAGATCTCCGTTCCTAAGGTCTTCATGCAGCTGGCGCATTGGCTGCTCCCATACCCTGTGCCGGCGCAGCAGGAGTTTCTTGTTGTGATGCGTTTGAATCTGCTTCCATAGTGCTAGGTGTATTGGCTGTAGTATCTGAATACTGATAAATTGATTCTAGATCTAATTCATTATCTTTAGCATTGCGCACAGTCGCAAAAAACACATCGAATATTAATTTCTTTGGCATCCTGATAGTTACTATCCATACAGGTAATTCGTCAAGCTTGCCTTTTTTAGAACTTGGTCGGAAGTCTCCAGGAGTCTTAACCTTCCTTGGGCGTTTTAGAGTATCTTTTGAATATGATATCTTGCATCCGTAATCTAATAGGCGTTTACCTCCCATAGGATCTGGCATCTTCTCTTTCAACCATAAGAATTTGCATTCAACCGAATGTCTCTTGATCTCAGGACCATCGACAAGTTCGCCGTCCTCCCAATTCTTAAAGACATAGATATCTAGATTATCTAATACTCTCTCAAAATCCTTTAGTATCCTGAGGCTATTATTGCTATCATATATAGTAGAGATATTCTTGATTATGTCAACTTCGTCATGCATTATTTGTCTCTCTTATTCTGAAGTATTTATCGTTTGAGCAGTATGCTGGTCTATAGTTGGAATTAAATAATAATCCATTATGCTATTATATTTTTCTTCAGATTCAGCTTTTGGAGCACATAACCCACACCAACATTTGCTTTTTTTACATATGATTGCGTTTGGTACATTGTTGTTAATACGATCAATGATCTTTTTTGTATCCGTTAGATACCCAATTGGCCCTACATTTCCGTCAAAGTTCATTTTACAATCTTTATTAACAAATACTTCTTTTGTAACCTGCTTAACAAACATAAAAAAATAATGAACACTGCAATGCCAGCCTTCAAATCTATTATTTGGAATATATGATTGGCTACAGCTTTGATCACCATTAATGTGCATTGGGTTTCCGCCGCAGCAACTACGTCCCTTACTTTCCATGTTTACATTTGAAGTAAGTTTCTTATCAAATGATAGATCTGTTTTAACTCCACGCAAGTTGTCAAACCATTTTACTTGTTCTTCTTTATAAAAAAATTCAGAAGCTAATGGACCATGGTCTAACTGTCTCGGTAGATACGGTATATTATTTTTTTTACACCATTCTATCATATTAATACAATTTTCCCATTTCTTAGGATGCATCAAGATAGAACAGTTATAATGTTTATTTTTTTCTTTTAAATCTAATAGATTTTTTCTAACTAAATCTTGTTGCTCTTCTGTACTTTCTGAATGATAACTTATAGTCCAATAATCTATCTTATCTAATATTCGATTCCATATTTTTTCTTTTACAACAGCATTTGTAACAGTTTGTATACTTAATTGCCAGTTGTCTTTGTATTTTTTATGTTGTAATTTAATATAATCTAAAATTTCTACAATGTTAGGATGGAATAAGCTTTCTCCGCCAAATACATTAAGCCCAACTAACCGATGAGCCGGAATCTTATATTTCATATATGCATCAACATATTCTAAAAGAAAATCAACGGTTTTTAAACAATCTTCTAACGACGGGTGAGGTATACTGTTATCGTGCCCGCCATTTATACCCTTTCCACAATATGTACAATCTAAATTGCATTTTAATGTGCTTTCCCAAGTAATTTGAAATGTAGGTACATATGATCTAGCAGGTTCGACAGCACTATAGGACATTTTTTCTCCTCAGTTAGAACAATATTTATTCGTTAAAAAATGCATATAACTAGTCCTGATTTTATGATTAACCTTAAATAATTATGAGGGACGACGGTCCTCGTTTTTGGACAGTGTCCTTCTAGCACAGAAGGAGCATAGCATTTGTCTAGACAACGAGCAGCTAAAAAGCAACAGCGTTTTAACGATAATGTAATAAATTTCCAAGAATATGTACCAACAAAGAAAAATCAAGTAAAGATTATACCTCGCAATAGAGCACAAGAATCTTATTTCCTCAAACTACAAGATCCCACAAAAACTATGATATTTGCTGTAGGACCTGCAGGTACGGGTAAAACTTTATTGGCTACACAAACAGCTATTAAGCTATTAAAAGCAAAGGAAATTGAAAAGATAATAGTTACACGACCTGCAGTGAGCGTAGATGAACAACATGGTTTTTTACCAGGTACATTAGAGAAAAAGATGGAACCTTGGACTAGACCTATTTTTGACGTTTTTGCAGAATACTATTTCGCAAAAGAAATACAAAATATGCTATTGGAAGGTATAATAGAAGTTAGCCCGCTAGCATATATGAGAGGAAGAACATTTAAAAATTCTTTCATTTTAGCTGACGAAATGCAAAACGCTACACCTAACCAAATGAAAATGCTTCTAACTCGCATAGGCGAGAATAGCCGCATGGTTATAACAGGAGATCTAAAACAAGCTGATCGATTAGAAGATAACGGATTAATAGAGTTTATCAATCGTTTAAAAGATTCCAAAGGAAATCTCAAGCACGTTGACATAGTCAATTTTGGACAGAAGGATATCGAACGACATCCTGCTGTAAAAGAGATATTGGAAATATACGGAGACTAAACGAGATTAGCGATACGTATCAGTGTAGCAGCGAGATTTATTTCAGCGTCTGCTACACTGACATGATCTACTAGCCCTTGCTTAATAGCAAGCACTGCTTTGTCCTGTATAGATTCGTCTGTACTGATTAATTCTAGATTATCATATAGCCAGCGATAGATCTCTTCCATTTCGTCTGGTCTTGCGCTTTTACAGACCAGTTTTCTAGCTTCACCAATCTTGCCCTGCTTAAACAGCTGGACCATAGCTAAACGCCAATCAGATTCTGATTTATCGTTCTTGTCTGGAGTAATTAACGCACCTGAGCTACTATTCATCTGCACTAGATTTATGCACTTGCGCATATCGGGATATGTAGCCTTAACATAAGTGTCTAGGGTATCGATATCAATTTCGATCTGCTCTTTAATTAAGATAGTCGCAACACGAGCAGTAAACTCGTCCTTATCGACAGTTTCGATATGGAACCCCTGACAACGACTGTGTAGCGCAGGAATAATCTTATTAGGATAATTACAAGTCATAATAAAGCGTACACTATGACTATAGTCTTCCATTAGGTTACGTAGTGCTGGCTGTGTTGAATTTGGATTAAGATAGTCTGCTTCGTCAATCAGTACTACTTTAAAAGGTCCAAACGGAATAATCTGACAGAAATTAATTACCTTATCAACCCATTCAATCTTACGACCTTCTTTGGATCCGTTAGCTATCAAAACATCAAAATCGTTAATTCCCATTTCATTTAGCAGCATCTTGGCAAGGGTAGTTTTACCGATACCTGGACTACCGCTTAACAATAGATGGGGGATTGATTTGTCCTTAATCCATTGCTGGATCTGTGCCTTCTGATTTTCGTCGCGAAACACATAATCTTCAACTGTCTTTGGTCGGTATTTTTCTACCCATAGTTCTTTCATTGTAATGTTGGTCCTGTTAGTTTTTTTACTTTATTGCGAGATTCATAGATGCTTGAACATATCATTTCAAATTCCTCAGGAGATAGCACAGTCTTATACACTGTTAATGCTTGGGCCATCATTACTCCTGCTACTGCTAGTATAGATGATTCACTAGCTAAGTCAATTGAAAACTTCTGCATTTTTGTATAAACGTCTTCTATTTCAACTTCTGTTGTCATCTCATCATCTCCATTCCTACTATTTTACTAAACGATTCTGTAAAATTCTGCTCAGTTGGGATCACATATAATTTACGGTCATTACGATCTTTGTGCTTATCATATTTGCAAAACTCTACGATATGTCCACCGGTGGCTCCTGATAACCGTATACTCATACCGTCGACATTTATATGTGGTTCATCTATATGCATAATTCTAACTGGGTTAGCAGATGTGTTTTGGGCACGTTCCCAAGCCTCACGACACATACGATCAAACCAACGCTGTAGAAAATTCATCTTTTTAATTTCCTTCTTGTAAACATCAGGTGCTTCTGCGCCAGGTGAATGCCTGGTTAGAGTAGTAGCAGTGATATATGGTCCACTCATTGCGGCAACCTCATTAGATTTTTAATTTCTTCGGGGCTTTCTTCCACATTCCAACTGATTCCCAACGGTCCACCGTATATTACAGTAAACAGACTGCCGCCAGGTTCTCTAGGTATTTGGAATACACTAACGATCCAGTTTTCGTGTAGATATAGATAGTTTCCTTGATGATCTGTTGAAGCGTTTGTAAGTTTAATTAATTTCATAAATCGCCTTCTTTACGATTCTCACTATAATAAGCATCAAACGCACCGCCAGGATAACGTGCCTCTAGTTTACGCACATTCTCAGCGATAACTTCATTAGGATCATATCCTAATGCTCGACAAGCATTAGTCCAATACCACATGATATCTCCGAGTTCTCGCATCATATGGAACCGATTTTCTTCGTTTAGCGGCTTGCCTTGAAAAAGCATTTTCTTAATGATTTCATTAAACTCACCAGTTTCGCTGCTAAGACCTATTCCTGCTGTAATTAACAGCGTTGGATTAATATTGGTCCCGTCTTCTTGCACTTGGCAAAGATTATCAAACCTCTCCTGGAATGCGTAGGCATATTTACTCGCGTCGCTAGTTACATACTCAACAAACGACGAATACTTCTGTAGGTCAATTTGATTTGACATAAAATTTCCTTTTAGTTAGTGTGTAGATCTAAAAGCTTGTCTGGTGCCACTTGGGTATCAGAAGGCTTCTCATCACTAACTAAGAGTATAGCATCTGCATCTATTCTTCGCAAGGTAAATTTTGATCCATCTTCTAGATCAAAATCAAATCCCCTAGTCCACCTACCGTGTTCGACTAGTACCCATTCTCCGGGAACTACATCTTTTTGATCAGGTCCAACTGTGTATACTTGACTCCAACGTGGTTTAACACCGTAACTTTTGCCGTCGTCGTTTGGAATGATAATACCAAACGTTGTGCGCATATCTCCAAAAAACATATCACTAACGATAATGCTATCACGTATAGCTCTTACTAAAAGTGTATCTTCACTCATTATTCGCCGGTCCTCTTCCTCTTGGTTATTTCTGTTGGCAGTGGTTCTGGATCATGGAATTCTAATTCTTCTGGCAATACATCATTAACTGCTGGAATAGCAACGTGTGTTGGTGCTGGAATAGCAACTACAGGATCAGTATTCTTTGAAATCGGAACAGTACGTGCTCTATTTGGAACCGCATCTGGAAGAGAATTACTAGTATTCTTATAATATTCTGCCATTACTTCTTCTCGAGTCCTAACGATCTTTCCACCAGGGCCTAACTCGTCACCTCTAGCATTAACCTTAGCATTTCCTACTGCGGGAACTAATTCGTTTTTAGCAATAAGTTGTCCTAAATCTACAACCTTACCCTGCATTGATCTATATACTTGTCTTGTAGCCATTTTTTCTCTCCTATCTTAAGAATTCTTTTATATCTAAATTGTATTTAAGTGAATCGATTTTATGTATTCCTAAAAGATACAAGCAATAACTAGCTACACTTGATCCTCTGCCTACTCCCCATAATACATTGTTCTTAATCATAATGTCAACTAAAAACTTTAGATAGCACAACAGTTCTATCATATTATGCTGTTCGAATAGTTCCAATTCTAGTTTCACCCTAGAAGTTTCCTCTGCCGTATTACATAGAGATAATAGATAGGATGCAATTGAATAATCCTTGTATTCAGCAGGCATTAGCCAACTATGTTGGTTTGACTGATCGTAAGTCTCAATATCTATATCATCTTTGTTTTCAGGCAGAGGAATAGGCCAATCATAGATAGCCTTTTCTTCTAAGTACTCTAAGTACTTTCCGTAATCGATATCTTCTAAAGATACTGATGCTTTAGAAATCTTTTTTATGTTTCCTAGATATATCTGTTCAAGCAGATCTTTGCTGCTATATGAGATCCTACCTAGTCTATCAATTTGCATCTTTCCCACCAGAGATAATAGTAAATGTTTTTGACTTTGGAGTATCTGCTTTTGTAGCTGCCTCGAGCTCGTCTTTAAACATTTCTTCCCACTTAAACTCGCCTTCAAATATTTCGCCATCATCTGTTAGCTTATCGTAGGTAGCTGTGTCTTTTCTCAACCACCAAGGTTCGTGTTTAATATCGTCTTTCCACCATTCTTCTTTGGTTGGAAGCATAACAGCTATTTCTTCAGATTCAGAATCGATCGTATAACAGATCTTATCACCTAATTTGCTGCTTAGAGAGAGATACTCTATTGATAAATTATCTCCAACAATACTAACTAATTTTAAAAATAATGCACAAGCTATTACTTGATCGTGTGGACGATCGTCCACCATAAAGAAGTTGTTTTCAAATTTTTCTTGCATAGCATCATACGCAGCTTTATCTATGATGATACAATTTTCAATCAATAGACTAAAAAATACTTCTATCTGATCTAGAACCATTTCACTTAAGATTTGATTCTCTTTGGTATAGAAAAATCCAACTTTGATCTTATACTTGTTTATCAGCAGCATCTTATCAACATAGGCTAAACAATTTACTTTAAACGTAATTGTCGTTGGCTCGTATGTCTTAGTCGATCCTAATAAGTTCATTTAAATCATCATCTCCAGTTATCATAGATTTTGCCTGTTTTGCAGCAAACCTACTCTGCTGCTCAGACTTATAACTCTCTAATAATAACACAACTTGATGAGAAATACTAGGACTAAATCGCACTGCTTGAAAATATTTTTTGCTTAGATCTACTATCTTGTTGTCTAATTCTTGATCTGATAGATTAGATAGATCTGGAGCAAACGGGTGCATTAAGAAAAATATCCCAAGCAGTCCATAAACACAGTATCACCACCGTCATGTGACCAAAATTCAAAAACTAATGGATCTGTATCACTGTTAATTACGATTGGGTCAGGAACTCTGCTACTCATTTTAATAGTTCCAGCAGTAGGAGATGGAAGGTTGTTAACGGCTGCGAATATAGCATTATAAGTTCCACCGTCGCTATATACTTCTAATCGAATTTTTCCAGCTGTTAGTGAAATTGGAAATCCTCCTACTGTTAAAGTAGTATTTCCAGTTAATACATATTGTTGATATGCTCCAGATGAATAGAGGAATGTGTCTGATGTACTCACTTCTCCATTATCATAAAAGCTTTCGTGATCATTTAATTCATAAATGTAAACATTTGTTCCCGCATCGTATGTCCATATATCGAATATCCTAGCTCTAGTGGTGCTTGTTATGTATATAGGATTAGCAAAGTTGTTAGTAATAATAGTTGATCCGGTTCCTCCAAAACCTACAGCAAATGGGCTACCTACACCCAATAGCTCTATTCTCATTTTAAAAACTTGAGAACTGTTTGTAGGAAATGATAAATTGAGCGTAAGAGGACCCCCTGCTATCGTATACTTTTGATAAGGACCGCTACTATAAGGTACTGCTGTGTTGACACTAATGCTACCACCATCGAAGAATAAATCGCTGTTGTTTAAAAAAACAGCTCCTGATATCTGATTGTTGTTAAAATTATTATTGCCAGAAGTAACTGCGGCATTATTTTGTAAAGAAGTAATCTCTCCCTGTGCGATTTCTAATCCGGATTTAATATAACCAAAATTATCACGGAAACCTTGGCTATCATTATCCTTTCCTGCTATTGGATATGTAGCATCTATGCTGCTGTAATTAATTTGACTAACCATTTATAACCTCTCTCGCTGGGAACATTAAGTATTTATCACCCACATAACCAGTAACACTATCGATAATGGCTCTGTCTATTGTGTAGTTTATCATTTTAAAATCAAACACGCTATGTTTTATGTTTAATAAAATAGTATCAGCTCCACCGGGTATACAAAAACAAAGAGGTATAGCTTTGGTAAAACTCTGTACTATTCCGCTAGAATCTTGGGGAGTTAACATCCATAGTGGCAAATAGTTACGTTCAGTACTACCTACTTTACTTAAATTATTTCTCATATTGGTTGTGCTATTACCAAATACTGTTGACTTATTAGAGTCTCCTGCTCGCTGACCGTCATAGTCTGCACTCATAACTCTATCTATTGGTTTGATCCTAGGAATTCCACTAGTAGTTTCTATAGTAGATATATCGGCTCCGTACGAGTCGTCAATGGCGTCCCGTCTACCTTGATTAACTTTTATGGGATATTTCTTATCGTTAATTTTTATGATACTACTTGTACTACCTTTAGAATTTTCTTGGTTATCAATAACTTCTATATATACAACTTCGTATACTACAGTATTTGTACCGGGCAATTTAGCAACGGCTTTTTTAACATCGCCCAATCTAAATTGTTTTTTATAACTTCTTCCGAATGCTGAAACGTAATTTACAGCTTCAACCGTTTCTATTCCGGGATACAACAACATTTTAAGAGAAGTCTGCACTCCAAAATTGGGATCGCTTGATCTGTATACTAATCCGGGTGTGAAAATATTAATGTCATGTAAAAATGATAGAACTTTTATCCTCATAGCTGAATCTAATAAAGGTTTTAGATATACATTACTATAAGGAACTGAATCAGGAGTTAGTACCTCTATACTAAAGGTCTTAGTAGTCGCACTTAGTTTTAGTTGATCCTCTGCTCTCACTGTGAATATAAATTGTCTATCTATAGTAGTAGTACCACCGTCAAATCTAGTAGCAGCAGAATCGATAGCTGTTAACCCTAATAGATTGTTTTCTTCAAACTGGTTAACTTTTCCCTGTATAGTACCGTCATTATATAATGTGAGTCCAGGCGGCAACCTTCCTGCTGCTAGAGAATAAATTAAAACACCATTTTTAACTTTAGTTTTTGCAGAAACACTTAGGGTACTAGTTAATCCTGTGTCTATATATCCTAGATCACCGTTAGTGGTAAATGTAATAGTTCCTTTAATATCTCCTATTACATTTAGGGTAAATGTCCTAGCAGTATCTTGTGTATCTCCTTTAGAAGGATCATATCTATAGGCTCTTATGGTAAATTTATATAATTTGGATATAGCAGGCTGATATGGTATCGCACCGTATATGGTCCCAGTGCGCTCATCCAATTGTAAACCGATAGGTAATTGGCTGATCGTACCATCGTCATTTGTTTTATCTAATATATATGTTACAACTCCAACGATGCTATCTGACACATAAATTGAAGTAGGGATAGTTACATAGTTATTGGCTCGTTTTGTACCTAAATCGTTAGGTGTTAGCCAGATTGGTTTCCTCAGATAGGTAACATCTGCCCTAAAGAAATTGGTTCCTGCATCAATTAGTGTAGTGTCTGCCCTAAAATGATCGTCTCCTACTACATAGATTTTAAATTTTCTATCTTCGTAGAAATAACCATCAGTAGCCCTCACTATAAATTCATAATACCTATTGAGTTTTTTTGGTATATTGACATTATAATTAAAATCGTAGGTAGTCGTATCAAATAAGAAACTATCAAACCCGTTATTTGGTTTTAATCCGTAATCATACACAGATGTATCATATGTATTCATATCGTAGTCACCATTATAACTGCTAGTGTTGACAGAAAATACAGGTTTAGTAAATCCGGTTATACGTCCAGTATCGCTAATTGATAATCCCAACGGTAAAGTTCCGCCATTTGGTGGTATATAAAATTTTAAATCTTGTGCTAGTGCTAGATTCCTATCTACTACAGATAATTGATAATCAACAAAACCGTTGTCTAATACATAATAAACATCGTTTATGATTTCGTCACCAACGAAGGTAAAACCAAGAGGGATGTCATAACTAGGCAATGATTTAATAGTAATACGCCCCGCAGTAATCCCATCATTATAAGGACTTACTGCTGGATAATATTGTTGATACCTCATAAAAGAGATATCAATACCGCCGGCACCTGTCCTTGGATCGCTTGTTAGATCACCGTTCCAGTCTTTTCCATTTATCCTGATCCATATTAAATCGGACTGTCTATCTACTGCCACATCGACTATGTCACCGTCGGACATGGTTGGAAAGGTACCTGGTTGATAATAAATGTTTCCGGAGTTGGCTATGAGTGATCCATCATCCCAAAATCCTAAAGAATAATTTGTGTTCCCTAGATAGGTTGTTAAGTCGTCACTTCTATTAGAAATTCCTACAGCAGTATATTCTCCACTAACAACCTTGTCGATTATCACGCTAAACATCACTTTAGTTCCAGATGCGATAGCAAATGTAGCTAGCGCAGTTGGTTCAAGTATCGAAGGACTTGCTGTTACTACGAGATTTTTTTCAGACAATACCAAATCCGGTCCTATATTATTTGGATCAAACTGTACGGGTATTGGAAAAAGTTTATTATTTCCAACCGGTAATGTTCCAGCAGCAGTTTCCCATAGTATACCTTCTACTGCATTTATGTTTATTACCAATGTCTTGTCTGATATACCGCTGCTGTTTTCTGCTCGTAATGTAAATTTAAAAACTGTATCAGTCTTGAGAGAATATGTGGTTCCTACTATGCTTGTTCCTTCTAGCCTCAGACCGGGAGGTAACTGTCCACTTATTAGATGAACAGCTATAGTTCCAGGATATACAAAGCTTCCGTTTGGTTTTGCAGGCTTGCTCTTATAGTATGGTCCTAGTATATAAGGATAAAGTGGTTCTATCGTATTAGCAGGATTGACTGTTGCGAAATAGGCATATACCCCGTTTGGATATTCTGGTGTGATGCAATCTCTTCCATTGTACTCATCTAACGATCCCGATCCGCTAACAAATATATAATCTTCTACAAAAGTACCATCAGGAACGCTACCGTTTGATCTAAGAGTAGTTTTTAATTGATGGCTTGATGTCATAAGAGATATACCGCCACTACCGTCGGCATTCGTATATCCCCTAGGTCCATATATAGGCCATCCATCAAATGCATATCCTATAATGTTACTATGGATTGACATATTAGAATTATCTAATATCGTTGGATATGAATTATAAGAGTAGGCTTTATCTGGTCCTACTAACTTAGCACCGTTACCTAATCCGGTTGGATAATTTATGGGATTTAATATATCATTTTCTGTATATATTGCACCGTTATAGTTGTGTGTTTTTTCTGAACTAGGTGAAGAGAAAGGAACTCCATCAATCGCTACTCCTATAAACCCGATAGTTTTAATAGGTTTTTTTGCATCTAATATATTTCTCTGCCTGGGCAGTTTGAAAACATAATCTTTTGGTTCTGCTTTAAATTTAGTAGGATAAGAATTAGGCAACGCTGCTTGTGTGGTCCAACCTGTACTCTTAATCCAAAAATCGTTAGCATCTGCGAATGCTTCACTATTTCCTATAAATCGATCTGTGCGATCTGTTTTTATATTGGGTTTATGATAAGATGAAAAATTATATATCTCAACAGGCGCAGCTGATGGCGGATAGGTGGCTGTTAATTCAACAGGGGGATTAATTACCGGTAAAGGTATATTAACCATTACTCCAGTATCTACCGTTGTTAAAACAGTTTCAGATTTGACATTCCATACCGGCTTCTCGGTCATTTTAATCCGCCATTAGCTAAAAGTTATACTTGTTGTAGGATCAACGAACGATCCCATGTCTACATTCATATGATACTTCAACCATTTTATAAAATCTATATCTGGAGATATATTTGGTTTCCTAATAGTACCAAAATCAAAACCTCTGGCTGTATCAACTACACTAGTAATGTTTTGATTATTAATTAATCCAGTTACGTTACCTAATAAGTTACCTGTTACATTGCCTGTTACATTGCCTGTAATTGGGCCAGTAAATTGTGTAGCTGTTATAGTACCTGTTCCAGATATGTTATGACCATTTAGATTTAGATTCCCACCCAGACTAGGATTTGTATCTGTTTGCACTGTTCCTGTATTGTTTATAGTTAGAGTGTTACCGTTCACTGCTACACTGATAGCAGTACCACCGACTATATTTAGGATAGTGTTGGCACTAGTTGATGTGTAAGTTCCGCTATTACCATTAACAGTTAGTGTAGTTCCTGTGCTTGAGATCAAGATATCGTTAGCTTCAGAAACTATGCTTATTCCAGTACCAGCAGATAGTGATTTAAGTCTTAAGTCACTACCTATTTTTTCTTTGTATATTCCAATACCTGCACCTACATTTGATGCGGTGTTATTTTGTGGCTGTTGATAATCAATTTGCTGGAAGTTATTGTTTATCTTAGTAAACGCGGTATAGAGGTCGTCCCCAGTACCGTCGTTTACTACTTTTCCAACATTTACATAAACTATATCCATTGATTGATCTCCTTACTGATATTTATCGTAGATCAATGCTTACCTACTAGCACCTCTATTATGCCTATGCGATCACTATCATAATCAGCTAATGCTTTTCCAATAATGCTGCCAGCTTTTGGATCATCGCTTGCCATAGCAACTCCAGGTACTAGTCCAACTACCATTAGATCACCTTTGGATATTTTACCAACTACCTTACAAGGAACTCGTCCTTGTAGGGCCACTGGAACTTTTATTCCTGGACAACTTGCATTCATTAGGTGTGCTGGATTTTCAGAAACAACTCCTGCTACTTTAGTAGTTCCAAATCCAGTAGCTAGAGTAACTTCTTTCTCTCCACCGATCATTACTACAGTTCCGTAATCGTATTCGCGATCACCTTCGTAATTTTCAGCCAAGTCAGCGTAGTTAGCTGAAGTTGCATTACCATAAATTGTATTCCAATAATAAGAAGAACTACCGATGTTTAGTGTATTGTTAGCGTTTGGAACAATAGTTGTACCAATAGTGAGGGTGTTAATGTAAGCATTATTCCAATATGCAAGTGTACTACCTAGGTTTATTGTTCCAGTACCGTTAGGAACAATAGCACCACTTACAGTTAATCCAGTTAGCGTTCCAACACTAGTTAAGCTAGCTGCTAACACATTACTTGCTAATGTTGCTCCAGTAAGTGTGCCGGCAGCAGCAGTAACAGTTATATTGCCACTTCCATCAAACGCTACACCATTTATGTTTACACTAGATGCTAATTTAGTAGCAGTACTAGCATTTCCGCTCAATGCAGCAGTTATAGTTCCTGCACTAAAGTTTGATGAACTGTCTCTTAATACTAAAGTATTTGCACTACTAGAACTATCAACAGGCACTGTGTTTACATTAGAAGTAATCCCACTTATGTTTCCTAACACATTATTTGTTGCGATAGAAGCAACATTACTTAACGACACACTGTTTGCTGCTAGGCTTATAAAACCATTAGTTGAAGTAAAGTAACTACTGCTAAATGCTGCTACACCAAAAGTTACAGGACTTAACGGTGTGTTTAATCCAACAGTTGCTCTGTTTAGATTTAATTTTGTTTGATCGATTGCCGCACCAGCAGCAACCATACTGTTTACAACAACACCACTGTTTATGGTATTAGAAAATATCTGCACAGCACCAACTACCGCAGCAGTAAACGTCATAGATCCTATAGCGCCAGTCTGTGTTACTACAGACCCCCCTAAGGTATTACTTAAAGTGATCTGTGGTTGGGGGGTAGCTGTCCCATTTACGATCGTACCGGCTATTGTTCCAGAAGTAGACTGGGTATATGTGAACTGTGTACCATTTGTTACTGTTATAGAAACATTTGCTTGGTCTACTAATCCAGTACCAGATATAGTAACTACCTGTCCGGTAGTCAACCCGTGTGTGGCTAGATATTGTATCGTAGTAGTTCCTGTACCGTATACGCCAGGATCCGCTGGATATATGAGTGTCATGCTAACTGTACTAGTGCTATAAGCAGTGAATATACCGTTGTAGCTATTATTGCTATTTCCTAGTACCAGATAACTTACTCCATTGGCCGGTGCAGGATTTTGACTTATAGCAAATGTTACCCTATATGTGCCATCTCCTTGTAGCAATTTACTTGTGAAAGAATTTAATGTAAACGGAGATCCACCAGTTGATACCGTAACAACGTACCCAGATTTAGATACCTCAGCTACAGGCAACGTAGTTTGCGATGTAATTGATGCTACCCAATATGTATTATTAGTAGATAGGTTTCCTATTGTACTTCCACTAAATGTTATCGGAGTGCCAACTGACATATTGTTAGTAGAAGATATTAATACATAGTTTCCTGAAGACGAAGTTGCAGTAGCAGTACCAGTTAACGCAGTTAAGTTAACAATTTCTGCACCGAAGTTAACATAGGTAAAGGTCACAGCATCAACTTTTGTTATACTATAACTTCCTTTAAATCCGGGAATACTATTGTTATTAATAACCAAATTGTTTATGGTCATTTTATCATTATTATTAAGACCGTGTGCGCTATTTGTGACTACTGTTACTACATTACTAGTCCTAGCAATCTGAGATACAACGATAGATGTTACAGTGCTGCTTATACCTCCAGATGGTGAAGCATTGATCCAACTAGTACCGTTATATGCTAACTGATCACCGCTCGATATTCCACTAGTTGTTAGTGTCGTAGTTCCTGTTCCGTAAGATCCAGGATTTGTTAGATAACTCAGTGTTATACTAGTTGTACTAGTAGCTGTTGCTGAAAATGTTCCATTATAATTAGAATTACTATTGCCAGATACAGTGTATCCTATACCGGATGTAGGAGCAGTTGTTTGTGTTGGTATAGTGAATATTACAGAATATGGTCCAGATCCACTTGGCGCAGATACACTAGATGCTGTATATGAATTTGTGGTTGTTATAGAAACATCTCTAAGTTCACTTAATTGATCATATGCTGCTACTTGGGCATCAACATATAATTTGTTCGCTGCGTCAGATGAAATAGTTGGGCTTGCTAGGCTAGTTATTTTATTACTAGACATATCTATTCCGCCAACACTAGTGAGATTATTTCCTCCCATGTTGATGTTGCCAGACATAGTACCGCCTGACTTAGATAATAGATTAGCAATAGAACTATTAACAAATCCTCGGTTGGCAGCATCGCTGTCACTTGTTGGAGATGTAACATTGATAATTTTATGGCTCGACATGTCTAATGTGCCACTAAATGGTACAGATCCGTCTAACGGTAAAAATCCTGGTCCGATTTTATCAAATGTTAAGATAGAACCAACAGCATTTATTCCTAGTCTTCGATTAATATACCCTACGACTGCTGATTGTGTTGGAACAGCGTCAATAGCATCGTCTGCCATAGTATCATCTGCATTAAATGATGAAATAGCAACACCTCGTTTAAACCCTAAGCCGTCTAGATTAGTTAACACGATGCTAGAAGCAAATTTAACAATACCAGTACCTTGGTCTACGCTAAAGAATGGTCCAACTTTGAAATTACCGTCTTGATCGGTACTTACATAGAAACACCTACCGTTACCTATTTCTGTAACTTCGTTAACTGTTTGATTTCTGTTTACTGATGCACCATAAATGTTGTTTGGATAATTAGTATCAGCAAATCCGCCTGTTCCTATAGATAGGAAGTCATGGCCTGTACACCTTGTTAATGAGATGTATATAGTAACCCTAGCTAATGTAGGATCAATGAAATATGCGTTAGCTATGCTAGGTCCAGTAAATGCAGTAGTTGACAGCTCAGTTCCGGCATTTTTATAGGTAAATTTATTTGTAGAAGGGACAGTGAGGATATCTACATTAAGTGTTCCGAATCCCCATCCAGCAGCTGCATTTCCAGACGCTCCGCTGATAGTAGCTAAGAGGAACGTAGTAAATGCTCCAGATGGTGGAGTAGCACTAATTGTTATGCTATTGGAACTAGCTATAGTTTTTATATAATATGTTGTACCGACTGCTATGTTAGTTCCGAGCAATCCACTGCCGCTGAATACTATTGGCATGCCTACTATTAACCCAGTAGTAGTGTTAGAAGTAGTATATGTATTTCCGCCTTCACTAGCACTGTTTGTTATAGTAATAGCATTTGTTACACTGCTTGTACTAGAAACGGTTAACACAAAATCAGTGTTTACTATGTTTACTGTGTCTCCAATGCTCAATCCGTGGTTACTACTAGTAGTTACTGTTGAAATTGATAAACTATTAGATCTGCTAATGGAATTTATAGAGAATGCAGTAGTGCTATATATAATACCAGTGATAGCTGTGTTACTAGCAAGATTAGCTCCTGAATTTGAATAAGAAAAATTATAGTCATCGATAGAAGTAATAACAGCATTGGTTGCGTTAAATCCTGGATTACTATTACTAGTAATAGTCACTCCTTTGATATTAACAGTATTACCTGTGTTTAGATAATGCGGATATGTAGTAGTTACATAAGCGACATTTCCATTTCTAGATACGTTAGCAATTTTGATATTTTGTTTATTATCCATTCCGGATCTAAGATCAATTTGGCTTAATCCAGATATATATCCGCCCGTTCCGGTAACTGGAGTTAGTGTGCTAGTTTGGTAACTAAAGGTGTCTGGGGTTAGATAGGTTATATTAACAAATAATCCGACCGTATCGATTTCATTTGTACCGCTAATAACTACATTATTTAGACTAGTTAACCCGTGAGCAGTAGCAGTAATCGTAACTACACCACTAGAATTTCTAGAATAACTAGTAATCGGTATATTTCCTTGCCCGCTTAATAATGATTTAGTAAGAGGAGTATCTATAGTTACTCGGCAATACGATTGCCCAGTTACTGTAGTGTCTTCAAACCCAATAATAGTATGCATGCTGGAACCCCAGCCAAATAGCTTTCCTACTAGCCTTGATTTTTCATTGGCTGTTAAATTAGAACTGCAATAAAATGTAGTATCTCCTGCTCGTCCAGATCCAGCAGTCATGCCAGCATTAGAATCAACTAATACCTTGATGTAATTGTATGAAGTACTAGTAGTTAATACAGCTTGTTGTATTGGTAATCCTACAGTACTATAGCTTAGTACCCTATAAATATCAAAATCGTTATCAAATAGAAGAGCAGTGCTGGGCCTAATAGGATTAGTGTTTAGCACATTGTTAAATCTAAAATTCTGCAAGCTTCTAACTATTACAGGTTGCCCGTCGGTAACTGATACAGCTAATCCTGTATTTGAAATATTAATTGATACTATTGAATTGCTATTTGATCCTAAAGTTAATTGTGCAACATTTGGTACATCAGTTACTTGTTTAACTGTAGTAATCTGATATAACGTAACAATACCATTATGGTCTATTTCTAGTTCAGATATATTAAATGGAAGATATTGATAATTGGTTATGTAAACTAGAAGGTCACCACTAACCCCAGATGTACTATAGCCTAATTTTTTGTATATAGTTGCAGTCTGTGCCATCGGATAGTAGAGATTAGTAACTGATGGTATTTCTGTAGGATCACTTGCTTCTGCTGTTATACCATATACACCATACGAATTACTACCGTTTAGACTCCTTATCTGCGCTCCGTTAACTGCATAAATTGCTCTGTAACAGTAGTAGGTAAACAAGCTCACTGCTTCGATAAGTCCATTATTTGTAGCAACTATACCATATCCAAGATCGTTAATATTAGTAAAATGGGTAGTTACAATAGATCTATTACCAGCACCTATTAATTCAATATACAGTCCGTTAGTTAATAAACTATCGGTATTGAAATTAGTATATAAAACATTATCAACAGTTGCGCTATTTAGGTGTAGATTTAATGTTCCTGATACTGGATCAAACTCGCTTATATAATCTACCTCAAATCTAATTCCTTTAACATAGAAAGAACAAGGAGTTTGTGGTTGCCTTATTTTAAATGCACTAGACGAAACTGAATAAGTTTGTGTATCTATATTTTGGGTTATTACACAGCTTAGGTTTCCTGAAAATCCATCAACAAATATGCCACCAGCAAATGCTTGGGAATTTGTACTTTGAGAAAAACTAGCCGCTATTTCTATAAACGGCGACTTAGTTAATATCTGTCCTTCTGGATCTAATACTCCAACGAATCCACCGTGTCCTTGTGCGGTAAAGAATCTAGTAATAGCAGCATTGTTCAGCAAGAACATATCCATTTTATTATTGTATTTGGGAAAGTTAAAAGAAACATCTTGGTTAACAATATCAGATGCTAACTGTATCAATCCGTTTACTGCTGTTCCAAATCCTGATTCTGCAATGTTTATAAAATTGCGTAATTGTGTTACAGAAGATGCTGTGTGTTGATAACTCAGAGGAACAGGTGTTTGTGCTATTACATAATTAACTAGTGCTCCTATGTAAGCAACTAAATCGGATGTCTGGGTTAATCTATAACCTACATCTACTAGACCAACAGGACTGGAATAAAATTCTATGCCAAATTCTAATGTCTTTGTGTAATCTCCATATAGCAGATCAAATCCAATAGCATCTACTAAATTTCCCACAGTAGTTGCATAATCGCTATCAGCACGATAGAATTTTCCTTGCATAGTACTGTTTCCAACTAGAGATGTAGTTAGATTTACTATGCTACCTGGAGTAGTTCCACTGATAGTACTCGATATAGTAAATTGTGTATTACCAATTAATCCTAGTACATAATAGGTAACAGATGAACTTATGCCTCCAAACGTTGCATTAAATGATGTTAATGTTGCAAATCCAGCATCTGTTAACACTGGATGTATTACTCCAGGATAAACATTGCTTATTGTGATATTAGTTGAATCTACTATAGATAACACATAGTAGGTATTATTGAGAACTAATCCACCCAAAGATACCCCTGAAAATTGTATAGGTTGTCCTAAGATTAATCCATCAGTGGATCCTACAGTTATATGATTATTAGCTGCGCTAGTAGCGGTTACATATGTAGTAAACGGTGAAAATCGTATTGGCATACCAATGTTAAGATTAGTATTAGACAAGCAAGTAAAACTGTTTGTGCTAGAATCAGATGCAGTTATTACCGCATTAAAATTATTATCTAGATATCCAAGTGCTTCTGCGGTTATAAAAGCCTTGTTAGCATATAATATCTTTTGTGCATTATTAAAAGATCCACTATTTGATATAGTCCTATTATATAAGGATCTGCTAGGATCAGTTAAGTAATTATATCCGTATACACAATATGCTGTGCCGTCGCCTAATCCGACCCCTGCGTCAGCAGCAAGGAAACTACTACCTACAATATAAGTTATTCCAACTGTTCCTGCAATAGTGTTCCATTGGGCATTGCTAGTAGATCCAAGCGATGCAATAGTATATGTCAATCCAGTAGTAAAACTACCAACAGAAATTGCAGTAGCTAATTGTATTGGAGAAACTGAATCAAATGTTATATCTCTTCGGAAATATATGTTAGCCCACTTACTGGCACTTATAAAGGCTTTTGGTCGTATTATAACACGCCTCATTTCGTCGCCTACTAGAGAAACGTTCTCTGAGACACGCAACGGATAGTGTTCATAATATTCGCCACTTTCTACGTGTATTGTTATTTGAGATTTTTTTACAGGATCTCCATATTCTAGATTTTCTCCCAATATAAATCGAGTTGGGCCTATATAGTGTATATTATAACGTTCTATATTAGGAGCAGTAGAGATACCACCAACATAATCGATAACAGCAATGGCATTACTGCTAATCCCCCTAAACAACAATCCGGAACGTATATCTGGATTGCTACCTTTTCTAGGGTCAGTACCGCCGCCACTATGTGTAATATCTAGATAATATTCGATAGATGATCCCACTTGAGTTACTGCATATACAGTAGACGGGTAGGTTTGTAAATTTGAAGTATATACTACTTCTTTAGAGTAAGGACCTAGTTCTGTTCCAGATGCTGCTTGAGATTTTTCAGCAGCTGCTAGTGCTCTTGCAATAGTTTTAAAAGAATACGCTAGTGCTCTTCCTTTCTTATTTTCTGCTATTAAAGGTTGATAATCGTCCCCGTATGTGCTAACAAAATAATCAGCTTGGCTTGCGAATGCTGTGCTATCTACATAATTTTTAGTTGCAGCAGTATTAGGATTTGCATCAATCGCCGGATCTCCTGAAAGAACAAGAGGACCAGTCATAGTATCACCTGCTCTTCCAACTACTTCTTGGCGTTGAGGTACTTGGGTAACTGTAGCACCCGGGGGCACACTTAAATAGCCACTCATTGCATTGTAAGCAGTACCAGTACCGTAGCCGGCCCCAACTACTCTAGCAATAAAATTACTACCAACTGCATATGTAACACCAGTAGTGCCTGCAATAATATTCCATTGTGTATTCGTGGTTGTTCCTAGAGCTGCGATAGCATAATATTGTCCTTCAATGAAATTAACAATATTAACTAGAGGTGATCCTTTTAATGCAACGTAATTACGATCGCCATAGCTCTTTGAGATGGCAAACCCATCTTGATTACTTAACCCTAATTGCGACTGTAAAGTATCATAATTTGTAGGATCTGGTAAATTGTAGATAATGTTTGCTCTAGAATCTAAATTCCCGCCGAGGGCTGGGCTATGATCAGATACTACAGTAGCTCCGGAATTAGTAAGAACTATTCTAGATGGATCAGTATTGTCTATAGACAATCCGTATCCTGCTACTAGAGCTTTTTGTAGCAATGCTGTTCCTGTAGGATTAGTTATTAGTATATCATTTGGAACTAACGTATCAGGAGTTTGTAATAATCCAGTGAAAGTCAATCCGCCACTATTTCCTAATGCAGCATATAGTTCTGTAAAGTTCTCATTAGTTTTAGTAAAAGCATCTCTGATTGGATCACCAGTAGCATCATTGCCTACGATACCTACGTCTATTATCTTTTTTACCATTTCAGTTCCATCCTATTATACAGCAATGCTAGTGCCGCAACCGCAGCTAGATTTGGCATTTGGGTTATCTACAACTAAACTACTACTAACAAAATCGCTTTTGTAATCAATAGTGCTACCAAACAAGTAGACTAAACTAGTGCAGTCTATTACTAGTTTCTTGTCATCATTTAGCTCGATAAATTCATCTCTATCGGGTGTGCCATTTTTTTCGTATAATTCCTGATCTGCTGGTTCCCAAAAATATTCGAAACCAGCACATCCGCCACCCTTTAATCCAAAAATTAGATAGGGTTTGTCCATGTTCTTGAGAACGTTTACGATATGAGTTTTAGCTGAATCTGTAACATTTATAATCATAATGATATTTATTCTAAGAGCATGGAAAGATTTTTTTTGCCACACAATATTTATCACTAAATAAAATGCCCTAAAAGGAGAAGATAAAAATGGAAACTATCATAGGTGTAGTAGTAGTATCAATAGCAGGATATGTTCTGTATAAAATGTTTACTAAGAAGGAAACAGTACAGGAGGCCGTTGCTGAAGTAAAGGCTGAAGCTAAAGCAGAAGTTGCTAAGGTTGAAGAAGTTGTAGTTGCTGAAGTTAAGGCAGAAGTTGCTAAGGTTGAAGAAGTTGTAGTTGCTGAAGTTAAGAAGGCTGCTACAAAGGCTAAGGCAGCTGCTAAGAAAGCAGCTGATGTTAACGGTGACGGTAAGATCGATATTGCAGATGTTAAGGCTGTTGTTAAGAAGGGCGGTCGCCCTAAGAAATCAGTTTAATACTAGCTAAGTTCTTATACAAAATAGGGCCTTAAAGGCCCTATTTCTTTGTGTTTAACATTCATTAAAAGATATAAATATACATATGAAATACTATGTCTATCAACTTATTGATCCTAATTCAAATCAAACTTTCTACATAGGTAAAGGATCAGGTGAAAGAGCCTATACACATAACAAATTCAAAGACGGAAATAAAAATCCCTATAAAGATAGATTTATTAAAAAATTACATCAACAAGGGTTAGAACCTATTGTGGATATTGTAAGATATTTTGATGACGAAATCGCTGCTTATGAATACGAAGATCAACTTACAGAGTCAATAGGGTTAGATAATCTAACTAACATTGCTTTAGGATCTCGTCCACCGAGTCGAAAAGGCTGGAAACCTTCAATAGAAACTCTTAATAAACGAAGTAGAGGATTAAAAGGAATTCCTCGTACAGATACATGGTGTTATAATCTTTCTTTATCTAAACAAGGTAATAATAATCCAATGTATGGAAAAAAAATACCTTGTTCCAAAGAAAGACAATTATCAATTATTAGGACTAAGAATCTTCCTAATTATGATTTATATAAAGAGGCAATTAATTTGATGAATGAAGGTTTTTCAGCTGATAGTGTATCACTTCAATTAAGTATTGGTAGAGGTGTTTGTTTTAAATTAAAAAATCGTAGTCATTTATTTTTCAAGGCCTTTCCAGAACTTGTATAGTTCGAAACTAGATAAGTTCTTTGCCTTACTCTCCACCATTATATCAAAATTATCCCAAAACCCTAATGCCCATTCATTTACCGCAGTATTCCACATAAAATTGCTGTGAGCTCTTAATTTTTGTTTACGGTACCCCTGCGCTAACAATACATCCATATCTGGAAGGACGTCTAGTGGATGGCCAACCAGGTCAGCCTCACGGCTGACAGAATAATGTAAAGTAGGCCGTACACCGCGCCAGCTGTCCACCACCAATCTCGTGCGGTCATCTTCGGGTGAAATGTATTCCCCTGTCTTGATAAAATGATGATGGATATCAAGAACGATAGGAACGCAATCAGCAATAGCAAGACAATCATCAAGTCCATGTTTATTCTCCTCATTTTCGATAGTTATGGTATTACGAGCCTCAGGACTCAGCCGACCTAATACCTTTCGTATGCCTTCATGGCCTTGCTTACCAGCGATATGCACATTACATTTAAAATCTTGGAACTTTACGCCGTAGCCCATCCAACGGATCATGTCTACGTGATATTCAAACTCTTCTAGTGAGCGTTCAACAACATCTGGGCGATCACTTGCCAACACTGTGAACTGGCCAGGATGAAAACTGAGACGCACATCAAGAAGACGAGCCACTCGTCCAACTTCAGCAAGTTTTCTTTCAGCATAGTTTCGTACACCTGGTTGATTGTAGAAATAACCAAAACTTGGCTCTGTATATACAGGAAGCACATCGCTCCCAATTCGAACCATCCTAAACTGTTCATCTAATCCTCCAACTTTCTTTACAAGGTTATGTACCGCGTCGATGTTATGGGTCATAAGATCCCATAACTTTTGTTCAGCTACTTGCTGAGTTTGACGTTTAAGCCAAGCTACAGTCGTAGTGCTGTTGTTAAGTTCAGGTACACTAACTATACCTTTTGGGCCTAGTTCGGACCACTTACACGCAAAACCTATACGATTAACCATTCCAATGCCTTATGATGCCTGCTATAATAAAGAAGTTTGTTATTATGTATATTAGCACAACTGTAGTACGGATGCAAGCTATAAGATCGGCTTCTGCATCCGTATTTCCAGTTTTTTCGCCTAGAGCCTTTGCCCATAAGCGCCACGCCTTATTCGAAAAGGTCTTCATTCCATTCACGATGTCCCTCACGGAATGCCATGTTAGCTTGTGTTTCGCGAACCTCTATTCTATAACACCAGAGGCGATCAGCTTCACCAGGACCCCACATATCTGGAATATAAACACCGTTTACATATTTGTAAAGAGCATCTGCAAGTCCCTCACATCCTAGCTTAGGGAGGATAGTTAGTTTTGCCATGTGTCTTTCTTGCAGCAACTTAAATGTTTCTAGTTCGGGGTCATCTTCTGCTACGAGCAACGTATGATCAAATTGGTCTTCTAAGTTCTTCTTGAGTTCTTTTAACCCGCCGTAATCAGCAGCCCAATTTCGTACATCTAGATTATCAGTTCCAAAATAAAACTTCATACTGAAACTATACCCGTGTATTAGATTACAATGGCTGTCTGCTCTCCATTGGCGGTAAGCGCAAGGAAAAGCGTCGTGATATTCTTTAGTGCTAGTATATTTGTAAGTAACTGGAATCATGCTTATCTCCTATGTTAAATGTAGCATAGGCTGCAGAATTTGTCAAGCGGGAAATGAAGCCAAGACCGCATATTATTTATTGCATTTCGTATACGGGTCAATTTTTAAGATCTTGTATATCTCCCTTGACTCCCTGTATGTCACGTATGATATCAACAAGATTAGTTTTAGATTTATCTAGTATATGTGCGATTATCATTATCGTCCATATCACCCAAAACCACCAACATATAGTAAATATTGCTCCGAGTATTAACATAGTGTCTAATACTAAATTCCAATCACGGAACCCAAAACAGTAGAGTATGCTTGCGATAACAGTTATGATTATCGGACTTAGTTTTGCGAATTTATCCCATAGGATGGCTTGATAAAGAATAAACTTTGGATCCATATTGGTCAGCTGATTCCAATCTGACCAAACCCTCTCCATATACCGGGTGTACCATCAGTTATACAAACCCAACCAACATACCCTGTTTCTACTGGATTTGAATTCCAAACTATATCACCTTTTTTATATGCTCCTGCAGCAGGGTGTGTAGCACCTACGGCAAATAACCTATCGCCAAATCTTATATTACCACTAGTTTCAAAATTTACATCTTTGCTAACTGTTTGTACACCTATCCCAAATGTTCCATTAACAATTATTTGTGTAGTTGGTGCATCTTTTGTACCAAAGGATACAGATGAAGTTCCAATGTTAATATTTTGTAAACTATTACCTATAGCTAAATCATTAGCATTTATTACTACAGAATCACTAATAGTAATATCGCTTTCAAAGCTGCTTGGACCGCCTACATTTAGATTTTCTAATTTTCCTAAACGTGTAAGATTACTCTGGGTGACACTACCCCCTAAGCTGTTTACAGATAGTACAGGAAAACCAGCTATTAGATAGCTTTTAGTATTATCTAGGTTTATGTGTTCAGTACTAAAGAAACTATCTGGATTTGCCGATAGTATGAATTGTTTTGCAGCGGTATTATTTCCGGTAAAAAGTATGCCCTTACCATAATTGCTGCCGCCTTCTGGTGCCTTAAACTCAAGTGGACTATTGCTACTATCAGTTTGATCAACAACTAGCTGTCTTACAAATAATCTACCCTGTATTTCTACATCTGCATTCTGTGCTACTGGGTGTCCTATGACGATCTTGCCAGTCCTAGACACTGTCATGCGTACAACATTATCTGTAATAATAGCTAGATCATTGCTAGTATGTGTTCCTATATGACCAACACCGTCTTTCAAACTTCCAATTACTATTTCTACACCATTCTCGGCCACGCTAAGTGCTGCATTTGGTGCATCTGTTCCAATGCCCATACGTTCAGTTGAGTCATTATAAAAGATATGATCGGCTACATTTAGATTACCGCTTACCTGCAGGCCCTTTAATACACCTACCTTGGTAAGCTTTGAAGTTGTAATCGAGCCACCTAACTCTGTAGACGAAAGCACATCTATGCCATCGATTTGGTAGCTATGTCCTGCTAGTAGATCAAAATCTACTACAGAAAGAAACCTATTCGGATTATCCTTATATAAAAGGGAATTGGTTTGGTTGTTCTGGAACCCTGATGCCATTTTGACATTCCTTTTTGTTATAACTTATTTATTCGGATTCCAGAACAACTTTAACTAAAGGTTTTCAACAGCACTATATCCGCGTTGATCCTTCCATTCATTTTAACTTCTACGCCATTAATACTTTCGTAGAGTTTACGCATCTTGGTCTTTGGCAAACTCTTCACATCACGGAAGAATTCCTCAGGTTTGCGTACAGTCCTAGCAACACTTTTGTTTTCATTGTAATTGATAATAGTTGTGCCCTTGATGCTCAATGCAGCAGTATCACTAGCCACATACACTCCTAACTTTCGGGTCTTGGTATTGAACACCCAAAGTTCCATAGATTGTAGTGCCTCTTCTGGTTTGATACTAACCAATTTGTAGCGATCGTCGCTTTCCTTAAACTTCAATTTAGCAACCAATTTCTCCTTGCTGGGCGCCTTCTTTGCCCGGACCTTGCGGCTAACTTTAGCTTTTTGGAGGATCATATCACAAGCTGCGATGATTTCTGTTAGTGCTGCTTGCATATTCTTCAGCTGTGCTTTTGTATAGCAGCTATAACCGTCTACAAGCTGCGTGTAAGCGTCTGTCTTGTCTTTAGTGCTGCTTAGTAGCTCGTCGTAGTCTTGCTTGTTGTAGGCGTATTGCTCGCGGATTAAACGTGCGTGTGCTTGGTTGACTTCTTGGCTTTTAAAGTGGTTAAGCACATTAAACCCCTTTGGATCAAAACTAGCGGGATCCTTAATGAATCCTTCTAACCAATCTTCAATAGCTTCCAAATGGGTATATGTAGCTTCTCGGATGCGCTCTTGGATGCTGGGTTGATGGATGTTAACAGATCCTTTTTCGGTTGCTGTTTTTTGATCTACTAACTTTTGTCCTTTAATAATATGTCCAGCAAGCTCGTTGCGTATCCATTTTCCTGAGTCTTGGTGTTCCATATCTTCTCGGTTCTCAGGCATACCTCTCAAGAACATCGTTGCCAATGCAGCAGCAGTAATGGTCATATGACTATCTGGAATTTCTTTAATGCAACGGATATCTTCTTTGGTGTAACCTACTACTGCCATCCACTTATACAAATTAGGAGCTAGATCCTTATAAGTGTTAAAATAATTGTAATAGTAAAGGCCTCGATGTTTTTCCTTCCAGTATTTCTCAGTGCTCCACTTTTCCCAACCTTCCCAAGTTGGTTCAGTTCCGGTATACTTCTCATCGAGGAACAGTGGTGAGCGTGTTCGAGTGGCCTTTTTAACTCTCGGTGTTAGATTGATCTTACCGGTATCTTTCTTTTTGGTTGCTGCCTTAGCCATCACTTGCTCCTTTGCTATATGATCAGTATATAGCAGTTTTTACAAATGTCAAGTTTTTATATTGGTGTTTTTCCATTAGGTAGCTTCGCCTAAATAATAATGGTACATAAAGGAGACCATACAATGAAAAAGATCATAGCCGTGGCGCTTGCTCTATTTTTTACAAATATCCCACTTTCAAATGGGCAACAATTACCTGCAGGTTCAGTTGGCGTATTGGCAAACAATACAGCTAACACTTGGCAGACATTTAGTTACATATTTACACCGACTACAACTGGGGCCAACTTTGTTGGATTCGCCTTCCGACAAGATCCGGCATTTTGGACCTTCGATAACGTAAGAGTAACTGCTAGCGGTTCATCTACGAACCTATTAACTAATGGTGGATTTGATACAGGCGGAAGTTTTAGTGTAACAACTAACAACGGTCCAAGCCAAATACAAGCACCAAACAGTTGGGGTGTATGGTATCAGAACGGAACATATCCTGCTGCTGCCGGTGCTTGGCAGAATGGTGCCGCTCCTCACGGCGGAGTTTGGTATGACGGTGCTGTTGGATCCTTTGATGGTATCTATCAAGGTGTTAACCTAACTGCCGGAACGACATACACTATCACATTTGATGTAAGCGGTAACAATGTGGCCAATACTGGTTCTATACAACTTGGAACATACAGTGGTGCTTGTGCTAACGTAAGTGTTGCTCCAGATCAATGCACAATCCCAGGCTCGGTAGGATTTACTACACTTGCTACTCCTGCTCAAGGTGCTGCTGCCGGTGCTCCTGCTGTAACTGCTGTAGGTAGCCCAACCAGCGGCACTATATTAGGTACTCCGACAGTAATTTATGGTAGTTGGATCGCTTGGGCAACAGTATCAGCTGATGCTAGGACTGATAGTGGTAATAATGGCGTTATTACTAGAACGATCAATAATTATGATCGCAGAACTGTAACTAATAGAGTTGCAGTAATACCAACTAGCACACAGCAATATAGCGACGGGACTAGTGTAACAACTAACGGAAATCCGTACAACCGCGATACTCTATTAGATCCACAACAAAGACTTGGAAGTTCTAATTCTAACAGTGTAAGCTTCAATAAGACCGGATTTGAAGATGCTGTTAAATTGCGCTCATTTAGTCCTTTCCTTATCGATCCAGTTAATAAGAAAGACGGAGCATGGGTTAGTCCAAGCGCCAGCTATTATAAAACAATAGGTAGCATGGCAAGCGGCGGTATTGCTGGTGGATATCAATGGACAGTTGATAACAACACGTTTGGTGTTGCGGTTAATTATTCTGGTAGTAAAAGCAACGGGTTAAACTATAGCAATGTTGAAAGCACTAACTATGATGGAACTGCATATACTCTTATTAGAGATATAGATGCGTGGATCAAAGGTGCAGTAGGTGTTGGATATAGCCAAAATACTGGATCTACAGTTATTCCATTATTTGCTTTGGCTAATAGTGCTAAGTTTAATCAAAGAACTATCTATGGTGATTTAACAGTTTATACTCCAGATACTTATTGGGGTATTAGACCACTAATTGGTGCCACTATAGTTAATAGTTCTGTCAGCGACTTAGTTGAAACAGGCAGCTTCTTGTTATCAACTGCTCCTAGCACTAAATCAACTACATCAGTTAATCCATATGCTGGATTAAGATTTGATCTTGATAAGAATTTTGGTGTTGAAGGTCGTGTTACACAAAGCAAAGATTTTAAAACAGTTGGTAGTATAAGAGCTACTGCTAATACAGAAATTTTTGATGATGTGTTTCTAAATGCATCAGTAGGTGTAGATAAAAGTTCTAATCTAACTGGCGTTGGTGGAAATATTGGATTAAAAATAAACTTTTAATAGTCAAAAAAAATGGGGGCTAAATGCCCCCATTTTAGTTAATTACTAATTTTCTTCTTCTTAACAGTCTTTTTGACCGCCGGCTTTTTGACATCCGGTTTCTTTAAAGGTTCGCTTTTTGGACGTACCTTAAGTTCCTTACAAATTTCCTTGCCCTTCTTGATATGGCAAACTTTACGAGTAGCTTCTGCAGCAGATGCTGTAGTAACTGTAGATAGAGACATAACAGTAGCAAATGCTAGTGCAGTCATTAGTAAAATAGTCTTCTTCATTTTTCATCCCTTGCAAAAAATATGGTGGGCGGTGAGGGTTTCGAACCCCCGACCCTCTCGGTGTAAACGAGATGCGCTACCACTGTGCCAACCGCCCCTCTTATTTACTAATAATACTACACTGTTAGTAATTAGTCAAAGAAAAAGGTGGAAAAAAAATTAATTATCTCTCCACCTTTTAAATTATTAGAACTTAGCAGTTACGCCAATTGCAGCGCCGTCGCCTGTTGCGCTGAAGTTATTATCATAGTTACGGAAAACCTTTGCATTGATAGCATAGGTATCTGTTAGAGCATATGTAACACCAGTACCAACCTGGTGACTTTCGAAGTTATTAGCAGTATCAAATGCATTACGATAACGATACTGTACAGCATTCCAAGTTAGCTTATCTGCTACCTTATAATCAGCAGTGCCATAGAGCGCATAATAACCAAAGTTACCACTTGACTGGAACTTCTCACCTAAACCGACCTTACCACCTAATGTAAGACCTGCCATTGATGGCAATGAATAACCAAACTGGCCTTCACCAGTCATCTTCATAGTATTGTCTGATGAATACTGTACTGGCTGCATAACGCCACCTACAGTAAACCCACCTCCTAGCTTATGTGTGTAAGCAATAGTGTAAGCATCGTCTGTCTTTGAATTATAGCTATTTGGACTAAAATCCTGTCCATAACTAATTGACAAACTGTCATTGCTTTCTGCCGGAGCAGCAACTGGTGCTGCTACTGGAGCAGGAGCAGCTGGAGTCTTCTTCTTAGAAGGTAAATCCGTAGCACCTGCGGCTGCGGTTAGAGCTAGTAATGATACTGCGCTGATAATGATCTTCTTCATGTGTCTTTCCTTTTCTTTTGTTAAAGTAACGGATGTTGAGAGTATCGGCTTCTCGTCGCAACGCTCGACCTTTGAGCTAGCCACCCATCTTGTTTTAGTAATTATATATTACTATGTATTTTCGTTGTTGTCAACGAAAAAGATAACGGGACTAGCCCGTTATCTCTGTTAGTTCTATCCTATTGAGATCAGAACTTGTAGTTTGCACCTATTGTAACAACACTGTTGTTCTCGAACTTAGTACCGCTAACAGCGTTGATGTAACGATAACGTCCATCTAGTTCAAAGTTCTTGCTAAGTGAATAACGGACGCCTCCACCGATATTATATAGTGTACGAGCATCGCCACTCTTTACCTTACCCCAGGCGTTGAATCCCTCTCCAACGCCAGCAAGTGCATATGGTGTAAAGCCAAAACCAACTGGATACTGCATTACAGCATTAGCGAAAACAGTCTCGCCTGTGTCCTTGGTAGTTGGTGCGTTCTTCGATGTATAATCAAAGGTAGCTTCAGTGCGGAAGTAACGATTCCATTCATAACCGCCCACTGCGCCAATAGTATATGGCATTGAATTTACGTTGATGTGATCGTACTTGGCATAATTACCACCTACGTTACCACCGACATAAAACCCTTCAAGACCAAATGCATTTGACACTGCCGGAGCCGGAGCTGCCGGAGCGGCCTTGCTAGGTAGATCTGCTGCTACAGCGGTTCCAAGCATTGCAACCGATGCCAACAGATTTGCTAGTATGTTCTTCATAACTTTCTCCTTTTTAGTTACTTTATATTTATACAGCAAAGTATGACCTACGTCAAGCTTTTTTTTGCTATGCAATATAAATTACTGATCCACTGTTACTTAACAGTGGCCAGTTTTTTATTTAGTTCTTATTTTTTTTATTAAAATATAAGTTTATATCTAGACACATTCTATTTTTGATCTTCTATAGTCGTGTGTCATAATTGTTTTTTTAGAATTACAATTTTGGCATAAAGTTTGAACATTATCTTTACCATCACTTCCACCATCAACTCTACGATGCTTGTTATGATCACCTACAAGCATTCCGCGTTGAGCACGTATCATATGTGCTTCGTTATCAAAAGGAATTGGTGGATTTTTAAACCAAGGATCTTCTTTTGGATTATATCCGCACCAAGCACAGTTCCATTCTCGAGAAAAAGTCCATGGGCGATCGTAACGAGCTAATCCACCATATTCTCTCTGCATTAATTGGTGATCAATACAGAGATAATTAGATCTAGGACCTTCATATTCTGATAACGCCTCGTCACAAAATTTTAAGGTACATTTATGTCCTTCTTCTATTTGTTTTCGTAAATGAGATAATTTCTTAAGTTTAAGATTATTTTTCGAAAGTACCTCATTTAACATTAAACATATTCCTTTTTCATACTGATACTATCTGAATCATTTGAAAATAGATCTTCGTCGGGAACATTCCATAATGGCTTATATGATGGCATCGGTCCTTTAAAGTTCTTAGCAATTTGTGCCATTAAGAATGTAAGACCAATTTTAAATTCAGGATATTGTATACCCCAAAGTGTGCCATCTTGATAAGGTTTATTGGCCCGATACCATTCTTGATAACTAAACTTTGCCTTTGTGTAAAGTTTACTCGAATCAAAATCACCATTAAAAGCCTTTTTCAAACTTTGGGCAATGTCGTAGATATAATCATCAGTAACTTCGATCTTAGATACACGACACCAATCAAAGAATTCATACATCATCCAGCTTTCTTTAGGTTGAACTGGTCTACTGCTATGACAAATATTAAAGAAATACTTTGCAAAATATTCAGTAATAACTGGAGGATAGCTTTTATCTAAAAACTCATCTAACCTAGCCTGCGCACCAGGAGAATGGGTATCTCCAAATTTCTCATTTGTTAAGAAAATCTTATAATCTTCTAACATACGGTATTTCTTATCAATAAGCTGCCATTCGGCGTTTTTGCTACCATCTGTACGTACTCCGAATAGTTTTTGATGTACTTGATCGATATGATCTAGCGGCTTCTTACCTTCGCCGTTAAGTTCGATAAAGCATTGACGCATATCGGACTTTAAGTTGCTAGAATATACTACAATAGGAACTTCACACTTATCTAAATCTTCAGCCAAAATCATAGAAGCTATAATAGTCAAAACAATAGCTGTATGTTGACCATCCCAACAGATATATTTTCCTGGATTAGCAGGATCTTCATATACACAGATTGGCATAACTACGATTTGTTTAAAGCTAGACAAAATATTACAAGCGTGTCCTAGATCTAAAAGTCTCTGTAGGGTAATATCAATATCAATTTTTGAAAGTGTAGTAGTAAGTGTTTTACAGAGAGTGATATCGTTCCACTTTTTGATATGGGGATTGTTATTCCTAAAATTCTTTATAGAATTTTTTAGGATAGTTTTCTTCCAAGGTTCCTGCAAAGCAGAATTTAGTCTGGCCTGTAGGTCGATATACTGACTTTCAGACTTATCGAATTGCCTATTGACGATATCAGCATAACAGCTAGGTGCTTGTACTTGAAGACTTAACATAACAATCTCTCCTTTGTTTGTTATTACAAGTACTAGTATAATATCTTATAGCTTTCTGTCAAGTTATATTTAAAAAAATGGAGCGGACGATGGGGGTCGAACCCACGACCTTCTGCTTGGCAAGCAGAAGCTCTACCACTGAGCTACATCCGCTTATCTCAACCTCTCGTTGATGATATCATAATTAATTATCTTCATTATCGATCTAATATAGTCTTTTTTGGCGTTCTTAGACGGAGTATAGTCTGCCCAACTATGCTCCCACATATCTATAGGTAATATGATATCTGTTTTAAAACTTTGATTTGGTGTTGTTTTTATGTCGCCGCTTTTTGCTAGGTACACCCATCCACTGCCCTGTATGCTTTTAGCAGTCTCAGTCATAGCTTCTATGAAGCCGCCCATACTAGCGTAGTTCTTCTCTATGAAATCTTTTATGGCACCCGACGGATTGTTTAATCCTTCTCTAGGGTGCAGTTGCGCCCACCACATATTATGTAGTTTAGCCCCTCCGAGGTTAAATGCAGGATCGCCTTCGCCGTTATTGTAGCGGTCCACATATCCTTTGCTTAATACGTGATAGTGATAGTCTACATTATCGCCGCTGAGAATAGGAGCCAGGTCGTCTACTTTGTAAGGTAGTTTCTCTAGCGTTATATCTTCTCTTTTAGTTTCAAATATATCTATAAATTGTCTCATCGTATATTTAGTATTGGCTGGGGTGCATGGACTCGAACCACGATAGCAGGAATCAAAATCCTGCGTCCTACCATTAGACGACACCCCAATACAATATTGGCTGGGGAACATGGATTCGAACCACGGACATCCAGAATCAGAATCTGGCGTTCTACCAACTGAACTATTCCCCAATAGCTTCTATCATTTCCTTAATTTCACGCTGTATACGCATCTTTTCAATGCGTCCTCTTAGGTCTTGACAGACACAACAGCGACAACGCAATCTCAAAGACTTTTTCCCACGCAGGTTAATATTACCTGCTTTCCCCCAGAAACTTCTAGCCATTTTTTACTCCAAAATGGAGGCCCGATAGGATCACTCCCGTAGCATGGTTTGGATGAAGACTCGGGCCAACATCTCCCCACAAGGCAGGTCTACTATCAACCCCCTCAGTTGGTCTAGCTACGCTAGACGGTCGAACACAGCTTTTTTGTGTCAGGTGCTGCTAAACCCCGTGTCGACAGCCCATCCTACGTTTCGCCGACAGCCGAGGCGGATTAGTTTATTGTAGGTCCGCCAGCGTAATTTACCAACTCCGGAATCAGTAAATACGTATGTATTATATTTAATCTTCTCGTTCAGCTTTGAGTGCTTGCTTTACTAACCAGTCAATGCTGACTAGTTTTTGATCTTCTGTCCATCCTTTGGAATCTAATATATTTTTAATCCTAGATAAGATGTCTAAGCACCAAGTTAGTTGTACTTTTGTTAAATCAACCTCAACCATATTAAATCCTATTGATTGGTAGACCCACCGGGACTCGAACCCGGATCACCCGATTAAAAGTCGGATGCTCTAACCTATTGAGCTATGGGTCCATAACAGACCCTAGCTTAGGGCCTGTGTGTTAGTCTCGTTTAGGCATATCGCTAACTTCTTTGATCAGCGAAATTAGATCATCTAGACCAATAACCATTAGTTTAACAGTTTTCCAGTCGTCGTCTGGACCAACTGATCCGTTAATTTCAAACATATAACCGTTGTCGTACATATTAACAGTGAAGCTTTCGTTCACTTTATCAAGTTTATCACTAACTTTTGAAATCGTTTTCTTAGCCATTTGTGTTTTCCTCATTTTTTATATTATACGACACTTTTTATGATCTGTCAACTAATAACATGAGGTTCTCAGCCCCTTTAGCTAAGTTCGTAGCTGCCACCTTCACATCATGTAGCCTACTGAACGCTGACGTACTTCAGCATACGCTCGTTTCTACTCTACTAAACCTAGCTATGCTTCCGCAGCCTAGTAGGGATCGACAAAACAAGAATGGTTGATTGATTTTTTTAATCAATCAAATCTTTATGATATCTTTTCTGTCTACCATTACCTCTATTAGCGCCCTTAAATGATTTAGTTTGCGAATGGCAATTTGGACAAATCAATCTTAAATTCTCTGGTTTATTATTATTAGGATTACCATCTATATGATCGCATTCTAATCCTATAGGTTTGCCATTATGTTCTGTAATTTCACAGACTTCACAGTGATATCCTCGTTGTTCAGAAAGATATCGTTTAACCCAATTTGGAGCTTGAATCTTCCAATCACTTCCTTCTTCTAACCATTGTTTTATGCGATTCTCATATTGATATTCTTGTTGGCATTTATTATTACAATATTTGTTAGAGAAGTTTATACCCCTATGTTTATGTTCTGTTCCGCATTGTTGACATATATACGTTTTCATTTATAGAGCTCCTAATAGTTTTATTTAGCTCTATCTATTAAAATTATGGTGCCGCTGGAGAGAATCGAACTCCCAATCTTCACATTACTAATGTGCTGCCTTACCATTCGGCTACAGCGGCATAACATATGGTGCGCTTGGAGGGACTTGAACCCCCACCCTTTTGAGACTAGTTCCTAAGACTAGCGTGTCTACCGTTTCACCACAAGCGCATTATCTATATAATAACAGCATTTACTTATGCTGTCAAATATTTTTAGTTGGCGGTCACGGAAGGACTCGAACCTTCTACCCCAGGTTTAGGAAACCTGTGCTCTATCCTGATGAGCTACGTAACCAATTTGGCGGAGGGGGTGGGATTCGAACCCACGGAGCCCTTGCAGGCTCTCCAGTTTTCAAGACTGGCGGATTAAACCACTCTCCCACCTCTCCAATTATGGCTCCGGGAGAAGGAATCGAACCTTCCTGATGAACAGATTAACAGTCTGCTGTCCCACCTTGTGACCGTCCCGGATCATTTCTCATTACTTCTACATATTATAATACTTTTATAATATTGTCAACTACATAGTTAGCCATATTGTGGCAATCCTCTAGATTTTCTTCCTTTACCATAATTCTTAGCACCAAATGTATCCGATTGACTGTCGCAATTTGGGCAAATCAGTCTAAAATTATTTGGTCTATTATTAGCAGCATTACCATCAATATGATCGAGCCATAATGTAATTTCTTTTCCATTATAACTATCTATTCCACAACTAGAACATTTATAACCATCTCTTCGGATAACAAATTCTTTTATAATTGGTCTTGAATTCTTAACTCCTAATGGTTTACCAGATAACCAATCTTCAAATCGTTGTTCATTCACTCTATTTTTATTTGTATTAACAAATTCTTTTGAACATTCTAAAGAACAATATATGTGATTAGAACTATATCCCTTAAACGGAAATTCATTATTACAATTTTTACAAATAAACTTTTTATCTTTAGTGCCCTTGTAATTCATTTGGTAGAGTCTTTCTATAATTTACATAATTATTTATCACTCTACCATTAGAATCTATTATTTTGGAGGTCAGGGCGGGATTCGAACCCGCGAATCAACGGTTTTGCAGACCGCGCCATAAGCCGCTCTGGAACCTGACCACGTTTGGAAGCGGGGGAGTGAATCGAACACCCTACCTCTAGCTTATGAGGCTAGCGAGCTACCAATGCTCCACCCCGCAATAAACTCTTTAGATCCTAGCCTCTTTTCGCTGCACAGCCGTTGGATAGGCATTTATCAGGTTTCCCAGCAGCTTTTCGTTTACTATGTAAACTACCGACTTAAAGTGTAGTCCAACCAAGACACACGGATCTAAACTTGGTGGGAGAGGTTGGATTCGAACCAACTGCGTATCTATGTGCCGGATTTACAGTCCGGTGCCCATCCGCCATCTGAGCCGCTCTCCCAAAACTCGTGCAAGTTGATGAGGGACAATTTGCAAACCCGGGAGCATATACGGTGTATATGCACCTCCACCAGCGGAATTTTCAAAGCATTACCGCATTGCTTAGATAGCTAACAGTAGCTATCTCCGAGTCTATTAAGTGACCACCCTGTCTTTAACAACAACTATATAATAGCATCTTTGTAGATATTGTCAACGATTATTTTGGTACTGTCTACTGGTATCGATCCAGTGCTAAGAGTTCCACAAACTCCCGTGCTTCCATTACACCAAGACAGCATTTATGGCGCCCTCGGAGAGACTCGAACTCCCAACCATCGGTTTCGAAGACCGCAACTCTATCCAATTGAGCTACGAGGGCTAAATTTTGTTTCAAACTCTATGATAGAGTCGATGCATCTTTTCTTTGCTTTGTTAAAACTATCTGCGAGATCTTCTATATCTTTCCTCTGTTTTATTTTAACCCAAAACGGCATACTATATATTACTTTATCATCGTCGACGATGACTATCTTCTTGTTTATCTTTTTAGCAACAGCTAATTTTATAGGATCGCAGTGGCACATTTTACTTGATCACTCCCGTTAGACGCTGGCCAGCATAGGGCACAAGGGTCAGTACAGCCGACGCGGCCTTTTCACTGCAAACTTGGAGGTCGGGGCGGGATTTGAACCCGCGAATCAACGGTTTTGCAGACCGCGCCATAAGCCGCTCTGGAACCCGACCGTATTTGTAGCTCGCAGTAGGGCTTGCACCTACATACTCCCGTCGAGCAGGAGAACTTACGCTTAGTTCATGCGAGCAAATTTGGTAGAGCGTAGGGGAATCGAACCCCTCTTACCGGCGTGAAAGGCCAGTGTCCTAACCGATAGACGAACGCTCCATATTTGGTGAACCATGCAGGGATCGAACCTGCGACAAAGAGATTAAGAGTCTCCTGCTCTACCGGCTGAGCTAATGGTCCAAAACTAAATAATTCAATGATGTATGATAGACTTTTTACCTTTGGCTGTAGTTTTACACAATATCGATGGATGACTTGGGCCGATATTTTGGGTTGTGAAGCTAATGAATTTTATAATTTTGGTGCCAGTGGTAGTGGTAATTTACAGATTTTTATAAAACTAATAGAATGTTGCAAATCTTACAATCTAAACGGCAACGATACTGTTATGATAATGTGGACTAATACTGCTAGAGAAGATCATTTCATTAACAATGAATGGGTAAACGCAGGAACTATTTTTAATAGTGTCGTATACCCAGACTCGTTTGTTAAAAAGTTTGCCGATGAATACTTTTATCTAAAAAGAGATCTAGCACTGATTGCCTCAGCTAAATCCTTTTTAGATAATCTAAAAATAAATTATAGATTTTTTCTAATGTTGCCACTATATATGAAAAGCGAGTTACATCAAAATTTGCCCAAATTAGCAATTAATAATAAAATGTTGTCTATTGACAACATTATAGTAGATGATGATTATAGTGAATTATTAAAATTATATCATAATGATATTAAAGATATACCAACTACAGTGTTTGAAATACTCAATAATAGCGATTGGTATTCTAAAAAATCTAGACCAATTTTATATCATGATCGGTTAGGAAAAGTAGCAGATTTGCATCCTACGCCTAATGAACATTTAGAATATCTAAAATATGTTTTTCCAACACTAGATCTTAGTAACCATACGTTATCTAAAATACAAGAATCGCAAAATTCATTAATTTTTATCGACATTGATAGATAATAACTGTTGCCCTTGCCACCATCCTTTTTTCCAGCCGTCTCTAAGAATTGTTTGTAATACAAAAGATCCTCTGCTATTAGGAATAAATTCAGCCCAAGGACCAATATTCATCCATCGAGTATCAACAGTTCTAGCTCCGGGCCAATGAATTACTTGTATGCTTATACCATCTAACAAATATCCTACATGATATGGATTACTTCCATAATTTGGATGTTTTTCAAAACTAATATTCTTTTCTTCTGCATATTGACTGATCATTCTGACTAAATCGCTAGCAAATATTTCATCTTCCGGTTTTACTATTGTACCGATATCTCCTGGAGATCTTATACAATAATCCCCTGCATTATAACCGTTATTTTTAAACCATAATATCTTGTCAACTGCAAATTTTATTTCTTCATAATTTTCTACAGTAAATCCCACTTGTCCTAAATGTATATTACTTTCTAATAAGTTAGTTAGCCCCTTATTAACTTTTTCCCATATCATATCTTTATGATATTTAGGATTATGTATGCTTATTGACATATCCCAAAGACCTGCATCTTCTAATTTTTTTAGATAATCTTTATCAGCTATTCTAATACCATTTGAAACTGTACCTACAGTTGTAATAATTGGTGGTTTTTTAGCTATAATTCCCTTAATAATTTCGTCAAGATCATCTCGCATTGTAGGTTCTGCACCAATAAGACATATTGCACCAGCTTGTTGGCGTATTGCTTTGTTTACTATTACATCAACTGGTTGATCTTTTATTTTATTATTAGGTATATGATAGCAATGAGCACACATCACATTACAACGATCAGTAACTTCTATCATTGTCATATTATATGCAGCATATGTTCTATTATTTGGATTATTCTGCGGCATATCTTTCCAAAATTCCCAAGATCTTTCAATCATTGCTTCTTCATATCCGTGATCTGGACATGTTTTTATTATATATGCTGCGCCGTCATCTCTATATTCTATCTGTGCCGGTAAATCTCGATAACAAGTGCTACAAAGTCCGGAGGTTGAATGTGAATTTATTATCATAATTTTATTTATCTGGTGCCGGTAGATGTACTCGAAACATCTTAGACTAGTGTATGAGACTAGCGCGATTGCCGCAACCGCCCTACCGGCCTATTGGTGGACAAACCGGGACTTGAACCCGTTCTAACAGCCCCCTTGCGGGCCCCAGCTGTTAGCCATTCCCCTCACATTTGCCCATATATGGTTGGCCCAGGTGGGATTGAACCACCGACCCCAGTCTTATCAGGACTGTGCTCTACCCCTGAGCTATGGGCCATTAATTTGGCACCGGTGGTAGGAATCGAACCCACGCTCAGGGTTTTGGAGACCCTTGCACTACCATTATACTACACCGATATTGTATGGCGACCGCGACCGGGCTCGAACCGGCGACCCTTAGCGTGACAGGCTAATACTCTAACCAACTGAGCTACGCGGCCAAATTATTTCTGCATAAGCACACCGTATTCCGCACCCTCGGAACAGCAGCCCCTAGGATACTATGTATCTTTATAACAGGGTAGTACCATATTGGCACGATGTGTTTGTGGAGAAATACCTCCAACATACTCCTCGCCGGAAACCACTTGTACGTCCATCTGGATCCACGTACCGGTCGAGGGCTGCTCTTATGCTTAGGGAGCAGCAGCCTGTTTATACGTTCAGCCTCGCACTGTTACTTGCGGTACTGTGACTTTCTTATGCTTATTACGGGCTTTGATATTCTTTTTCAAAGCCTTCATAAACAGTTCCTTCTCTTTAATAGTATCATGTGCTAAACAAGCCTGATACATTTCATTGAGTAATTTAGGCCACTTCATTTTGTTTCCTCCTTTACCAATAAAAAAACCCCGGAGTAATTAAACCCGGGGTTCAAAGTACAAATGTGAGTCTCACATCAACGTACAAGAACCCCCCTGGCATCTTCATACCAACGGTTATATTTGCAAATTTGATTCATATGCTTTGACATTGTTGAACTCACGTATTCCTTATTGTCTTTTATTTATACATTATATTTATATTCTTGTCAACTGGTATTTTAAACTTTTTTAGTGTTGGCGGTGAGACAGGGATTCGAACCCTGGGTACCCATTTCTAGGTACGACGGTTTAGCAAACCGTTGCCTTAAGCCTCTCGGCCATCTCACCACTTTGGAGCGGGGTAGGAGATTCGAACTCCTTTCTTCAGCTTGGAAGGCTGATGCACAACCCATATGCCAACCCCGCGTCTCTATTATTACTTATACTAACTTAATTCTTCGTTGCTGTCAAGTGAATTAATACTTTCCCATTTTGGATTTGGATCATATTCACAATGATATTGATCATTATCTCCCGACTCACCCCACACAAATACTAATGGTCCGTTGTGATTCTTCTCTAAAAATACGTGATGGAAAATTAATGGACTCGGATCTCCATCAAGGTCGTCGTGTATATTTTCTAAATCCTTAATAACCGTTTCCTCGATCTCGGAAAGATTTTCTGGTAAATCTCCGTGCCATTTTAACTTTATCATTAATCCCAAAGTCCCATATAATATTTTCCAAAAAGGTCTAACCCCTCTTGTATCTTTTCGTAGTAGATCTTATAACTAACCGAATCAAATTTTGCAGTGTCGTTAGGTCCCTTTACCATCTTAGAATTTCCAGTTGGGGCTCCTTGTGCATTTAGTACAGGAACCCATTTAATGTCGTGTGTTCCGCTATGAAACTGGCTATCCCTATCCTCTATGCAGATCTGCTCAAAACTCCAGATCATTTTGTCTAAGATATCTTCAAATTGTTTATGTCCACGATCCCAAGCAAGTTTATTATCTTTTTTATAAAAATCAAAACACAGTTGAGGATACTGGTGATTGCTATCATCAGAGAAAGCGGGTATGTCTCCAGGACTACCGTGTTTAGTATCTCTCAGTTGTGTTAGCATAGGTAAGATTATTTCAGCAAGAGTTTCGGCCATATTCCAAGTATCCCACGCATCTATGCGTATACGCTTTACCTGTTCAGCATCGGGTCTACGTTTAGAAACTGCACTACTTGGATAACGGCCGATATAAACTTTCACTTTATTCTCCTAGATCGTCTCGACGCTCGATCACCTTATCTGCTAGACCATAAGCAACTGCTTCGTTTGCACTCATAAACTTATCTCGATCCATATCTGCTACAAAGTGATCATAAGTCTTACCTACAGTATTATGCTTAACATACAATTCTGTCAACCTATTTTTCCAAAACTGGATTTCTTTATAGCTAATCTCGATATCACTAGCCATACCTCTAGCTCCACCGCTAGGTTGATGGATCATATGTCTGCTGTTAGGCAGCAACCAACGCTTTCCTGTTGCACCTGCTTGCGCTAAAAATGACCCCATGCTACACGCCTGCCCCATTACGATAGTGCAAACATCTGGTTTGATAAACTGCATAGTATCATAGATAGCCATACCAGCAGTAATAACCCCACCTGGACTATTAATATAGAGATAGATATCCTTTGCCGGATTCTGACTTTCTAAGAACAATAGCTGTGAACAAATAAGTCCACTTGTATGGTCTTCGATGGGTCCTTCTAACATTATAATCCTGTCTTTAAGCAAGCGACTAAAGATATCATAGCTACGTTCTCCGCCAGATTCTTTTTCGATTACCATTGGTACTAAATTCATTTTACTTCCTCTGCTATTTTTTTGTATCCAGTAGTAGTTGGGTGTATCCCATCTCTTCCTAGAATAGGTATCTTAATAATACGATCACCGTGGAAAGATGCTATCTCTCTAACCACTTGTTGTATCTCAGGTTTAATAGCAGGCAATATCCAATAGACACGCTTGCTATCAATCTTTATCCTAAGTTCTTCTAGTTCTTTGCGTGTATTGATAGCTGCGTAGTCGTTTGATCCTAAGCTAATTACAACAAAATTGAACTGCTGTGAGAATAAGATAGTGTTATTGTAGCGTCTATTCCATTGTAGAGAGCTAAATCCACTTGTAGCAAGTTTCACACAGTCAGTCTTATATTGATGAGTACCAACAGCGATACTATCGCCTAAGATCAAACACTCAAGCATCTACTTCTTCTACCTCTAACGGACCACTGACCCAATATTCAGTATCATCTAAAGTCCATCCTTCGTTCTCAAGCCCTTCGTCATACTCTTCATTATAGATCTCTTCGAGGCGCTCGGCTTCCTCTTCGTCGATTTCTTCGGGCCACGTCCACTCTTCCCAACAGCCGTCGTCTTGTCCCATATCAATAATGTCGCCCATCTCGTACAGTTCGATCTGATCCTTATCGGGATCATAATCACCTAGATCCGGCTTTTCTTCGTAAGTAGCCCAACACCAACGCCAACCAATTTCTCGCTGTGCGGTGAGTTCACCCTTCTTGAAATACTCGATCTGAGTACAAGACTTCTTTTCTATTGTTGAAACCTTCCAAGCCATAGTTATCTCCTTTTAAACTGGGCTACTTCGAAGATAGCAGGTCCGCTGCTAACAAATTCTAATCCTGTTTGATGTGCAACATATAGTTTATTGCGAGGGTTATAGGACATTTCCATTTTAATAGTTTTATTCAGACTTACTACTAGACGTTGTTCTGCTACGAAACTGATAACATCAGCTTTGCTGCTTTTTCCATTATCCGAACAAGTTACTGTGGTTGTCTGTTCATGGTGTAATCGTGGGCGCATTTTCCATTCCTTTAATAGTGACGTAATTAAGCTTAGTCATTGGATACTTATCTTTTTCTAAAAGGTGATCTTTAACCTTGCCCACGATTGAAATCTTATCTCCAACTTTTAGAGATTCTAAATTTTTCGAAGAAAAGAACAAGAAAAGATTATTTTCGCTAATACCAGATACTACATACCCTTGATAATTAATGCTAAAGCTAATACGTATGATTTCTAGATTTTCTAATACTACCCGGCCTCCTAATGAGCCAACATATCGACTCTCATTTTTAGCTAATCTAGCTTCAATTTCGTCACGAGTTTTATTATTATAATAGTACATAGGAGCACTAGCAACAAATCCTAGATCACCTGCGTGTATTTCTTTTTGATTTAATTTCTGATAGAGGCTAACTTCATAAGAAGGTTGATCACCCGGCTGTAATGCTAATAATTTTAAGAGATTTTTCTTAGTATAGTCGCGTATCTTAACTGCTTCTTCCATGTCAGTTTTTGTTAGATTTAACATAGGAGGCTGATTACTCGCATCGCTGCTATAATGGTCTACATTTAGATTAGTACGTAGGATAGATTTATTGGAAAATGCTTTTACATTTACCATTTCTGTATCCCATACATTATCTTTAAGATAACAGTTTCCGTTAAGTCGGTATGCTGCTACGGCAAGTGCGATAGACTGCATTGTATCTATATTCATAGCGACCTCTTTTACTTTTCTATAATAGTAGTATAAGATGATCCTAGCATTTTGTCAAGCATTTCTCGGCGCTTATTTAAATTTTCAGTTGCCTGCTGTATTTCAGCGTTTCTGTTGGCTACCCGAGTGTCTCTTGCTGCTGCATTTTTCTTGAGCATTATATATTGATAGGTTTTCTTCAATAGACTCTTAAGCACAGGATGCTGTGTGTTAAATCCAAAATCTTGGAAATAGCCAAACAAGGTAGGACTTAATAATCTGCCAGCTTGATCCTTAGATACTGCTGTGCTAGAAAAATTACGCAATAAGCGTAACACCTGGTCAGTATTGCCCTGTGTCTTCCTCAAAAGCTCACTAGCGAGATTATGTGCATATGCTTCTACTTCGTCCGGATTTCCTTGATACTCTTGTGCTGCTTTTTGTTGGGGGTCTGTAGCATTGCTGCGATAAGGGCGATTTTGTATGAAGTCTCTGCTACGATACTGTTGTTGATGTATAATCTCGTGTTGTAAAAATTCTATTACCTGTGATGCAAATTCTCGCCATTCGCTAATATCCATAACGACCTGTTTATCAGCTCTATTAAAATTTAACACTAACTCGAAAGGTTTTTCCTCATCTTCGTCCTCATCAGGATCATAATATGCCTGTAACCCAATACTATTAGATTCTACTTCATCACCTTTGTGGATACTGATAATAGTAGTAGTGCCTAATATGCGCTTTAGATGGTTTGCGATCTGCGTTGGGCTAATAGGTTGTCCTGCAAACTTATCAAAGGTTTTAGCTATTTTTGTACCTACAGTTTCGTCGTGATAAGGCATAGATATTTCAGTAATATACATACTCATATTTAGTTCCTATAAGTTATGCGACCTTTAGTAAGATCATACGGACTAACTTCAACAGTTACTTTATCTCCTAATATGATTCTAATCCTATTTTGTCGTATCTTGCCGCTACCATAAGCGATGATTTCATGATCATTTTCTAAAATTACTCTAAATGTACTATTAGGTAGTACTTCTGTAACTTTTCCTTTGAATTCAAACGTATCTTCTTTAGCCATTAGGGTTTTTTGTTTTCCTGTCTAGCAATATAGCTATTCATTCTATCGTGCAATTTACCAACGACTGAAAATTCATCGATCTTAAATGCTCCTCTTTGAGCACAAGCATCTAATAGTACTAGGGATAATTTTAAATCATCTAGCGTTAACTCTTCTGGTTCACTAGCAGGCGGAACAGGAGTAGATGGAATTGGAGACGGTTTCTCTGGCATAGGATCGCGTCCAGGTACAGGTCTAGAAGTAACCTCACCGACTCCGCCAATTTCTGGCAATGCATTAGGATCTGTCATAAGTTACAGGCTCTTTCTGTTATTGTTTAGAATAGCATACCTGTAACTCTCTGTCAACTTATTTTCCTGCCATTTTTTCTTGACCACGTGTAAATGCGCTTACGCCAAGTATTGCACCAAATGCTAGATGGATCAATCCACCGTTGCTAAGTGTTAGGCTTTGCCAAGCTTGATATGGCATAGTTAATCCAAATGGCTTGAAGATAATTGGTAAGAAGATAGTTAGCAGTGGAAATCCTACGAAATCCATAAAGCATATCAACATATAGAGCCAACCCATGGCTGGACGCCAGAAACTCTTGACCCAATGTTCGTCTTCTTTTTCAAACTGTTTTTCAAGCACTTCCTTGTCGAGCGATGTTTGCGCCAACCCAACACTAGCCTGTGCTTGATATTGCGCTGTTGCTTGACTCTGCTGGAAATTCTGTTGGTTATTCATAAAGTTTACTGCTGCATTTGGATCATATGCTGGTTGTGGAGTAGGCGGTGCTATTTGCACAACTACAGGTTCTGGAACTGGAATTGGAACTGGAGCAGGTGTTGGAGCAGGTGTTGGCGTTGTGACAGGAGCACTAGGTGCAGTTGGCGCTGTGTATGTAGGATAAGACGGTGCTGCAGGAGCCGGAGCAGGCGCGGCATCTTTTGGACGCTTTGGCTTTAGCTTATCTGGATTTGGTGTCCATTCTTCATCTTCTAATCTAACATTGTGCCCTGTAGCAACGTCATCACTGGCCATTTTTTGCTGGTTCCTTTATTACTGGTGCTTCATAGTATTTCTTTAACGCTGCTATTACTGCATTTTGCTGCTGTATATATCTGCGCAATTCACTGGTATTTATACTGAGATTTTGATATCCCTGTGCTGTAAGTGCAAAAAATGTAACAGATCCTGTTTTCTTTTGTAATTGGGCTATTTTTTCATTTACATTATCTTTAGTGATTATAGTCCATTCGATATTCATTTGTTCTGCTGGTGCAACTTCTGGAGCTACAAATTTAGCTCTATCTAACTGTTCAGGAGCTACAAAAACCTTAGGACCTGCAGACGCACAAGCTGCTAGTGTAAACATTAACGGTATTAAAAGTAATTTCTTCATTTCTTTTTCACCTCGGGTTTGGGCAATAGAGTAGGACAGATATTGTTCCTAACCTTTCCAGCAGCTTCATCTTCAGTTAAAGGAGATCCGGTGATAAGCTCGTTGCAACGTAGTGCATCTTTGCTTCCTCTGTTTATCTTCTCTTCAACTAAACTAGGTTTTTCTTGTGCCATGGCAGATAAGTTACGCTCGTTGCCTGCTGCATCTTGTGTAAATTTCTTTGCAAGATCTTGGTTTTCTTTTTGTGCTTGGTTAACTTTGCTAGATAGCTCAGTTTGTACCTGACCCATACGCTCAACATCTGCTTTCATGTTATCCATAGCAAGTCCTTGCTTCTGTATAACACCTTCCATCTTGGCCTGCACTTCTTTGGCCAGTTCGAGTTCTGCTTGCTGCTGTTTTATGTAGAAATATCCACCGGATATTACTGAAAACAGGATAGCTGCTATGGCGATCTTTAATCCTATGCCACTAAACCCGAACATTTTTACTCCCCCAAGGCTGCAAGAGCCGTTTCGTAGTTATCGATACGCTCTTCTAGACCAATAAATCCACCGTTGATCTTTTTAGTGATAGTCTTCATATCACCTTCATCTGCTAGGTCGTTGAGATCGCGACTATCCCAGAACCAAGCAGCACTACGAGCAGCACCCTCTGGTGTTTCTAAATAACTCGGATCGTCGAGCAAGTCAACTTCTAGTGATTGTCCACAATAGGTATAGTTTTGCTTGCCTGTTAACTGTATAAGACCGCGTCCGCAATATTTAAAACCTTCACCGCTATCTTCGTCACCGTTTCCCATGCGATTAGCATATACACGGTTAGCGATCTTTTCTGGATTGTGTGCGTATTCGCTAGCAGTTTCCATATCTGGAAAATACTTATGGAAGATCTTAGTAAGACCTTCTGCTTTGTAATTTAAGTTTTCGTGTAATACAGCTAAATTGCCGCTTTCGTGGGCGCATTGAGCTAGAAATGCTGCTATACGCTTATTGTTCTGGTCGATATCAAATTCTTCCATAGCATCGCATAGTGCTTCGTAGAATTTATCAATGTTCTCTGCTTTAACTTTCGGTAAAGCCGCCGCCATTTGTTGTTTGCTGATAGACATATGATCTCTCCTGATAATAGTGTCTGTTTATTTATCAGCTAGACATCCATTTAGCAGTGAGTGGAGACCTACTTAAATCTAGGTTTTGTTTGTTACGAGGGGTCGCTGCTTGCTGCTGTGCTGCTACAGGCGCTTGCTGTGCTGCTTGCTGCTGTTGTGCAGGTGCTTGCTGCTGTGCTGCTACAGGCGCTTGCTGTGCTGCTTGCTGCTGTTGTGCAGGTGCAGGCTTTGCCTTTAACTTAGGCTCTTCTTTTTTCTCGCCTCGGCGTACTCGTATTTTCTCTAAATCGGCTAACGCTTTAACTAGTTTTCCAACCTCAACTGCATTTCTTAGAGCGTTTCCTTGTACTGATGAACGCAGTTGGAATAGAGTTAAGGTTTTGCCCTCACTCATTTGTTTTCCTAATTCATCTTTTGGAACACCAATTATCTTTAGTGTAGTACCCGATAATTGAGGCTGTAGATCATAATGATCTAACGCTTCACGTAATTCTTTACCTATTGATATTTCCATATATGCTCTATTAGCCGACGGAGTAACATATACGATTAGCACATCTTCATCTAAAGTAGCGTGATGCTTCAGTCCGTTGAAAACCTGTGAAGTAAAATTATATTCTTTATAATTGTTATCTCCGCTTAATGTAGATCTCAATGATTCATAGATGTGTTTATAGGCTTTTGTAAATCCATTTTGTAAAATATATTTTTTAACTTCAGCTTGTCTAGAATCTCGCGGAAAATCATTTTCATTATTCATAGTTGCTGGTAACCCAAACCCTAACACACTTTTAAAGAATGCTTCGAGAGTTTCAAAAGCTGCCCCACTCATTTGCCCTACCTGAGGCACTACCCCGGCTTTAAGGCTTAATAATCTTTCCCTTTTTCCATCAATAGTTATAAACAAATCTGCTTTAGTACCGCGTTGATTTTCTGCGGCTGCTCCTTCACTTTCAATTAAGACACTGTTGGGATTAGGATCTCCAATGACTCTTTCTAGTGCTTCTTTAACTGTTCTTGCGTCATTTACGTATTCAGCAGCATTTTCGTATGCTTTATAAATCTCTTCAGATCCCTTATATGAAGAGAATGCGTCACCATCTTCGTATGACAGATTTAAAGCATTATTATCGTTTCGATTTAAACTGAGAGTAAATTTAATATTATCATTTCCATTCTGTCCTGCATATGATCTTTTTGATATATTTGCATTTAGTGAAGATCCATACTTAGAATATTTTAATACCTTTACTATGTCTACTGTAGTTATTTTATTTTCAGGATTGAGGAATTTAGCAGTTACAGCAGCTCCCATTATGCCTTCGACTACATTTCCGGTATTCCAAAACTTGCTTCCTTGATCTCCGTCAGATTCGCCAGCTCTAATTTCTTTGCTTTTGTAGATTTTACTCCAAGGTATAATATTACCGTCTTCAGTTTCAAACCCGTGTTTTTTTATGAGAAGTATTTGTTCAGGAGTTGCTGTTTTGCTTTCTCCATCCCATATTTTGGATAATGATTCGTATGATTTATGATCTGCGGTCACATACTGTCCGCTATTTAATCTAAAATCTTCACCTTGTTTTATCATGGCTAAGATATTCCGCCAATAGTGACTATTGCGATCTGCAAAATTAGAAAGATTTATCGTGGCTTCTGTAAGAAATTCGTCTGCTCGCATTATGAAATATTTATCGTATTTCTGGAAACAAACATTCGTCTATGAATGTTCGCACATCGTTTTCATCTAATCCCAAACTTGCCATAACTTTCGGAGTATGGGGATTTAATTTCTGGTTCTCACAATAGATATTCTGCATACCCGTGTTGTCTATATAATCTGTAGTAGTCTCACCTATACAGGTTAAGTAGTGGTCGAGGAAACGATTACCTATATCAATCATCTGTTCTATTTCATCTGATTTGCTAACATTACCCGCAGCAATCATATGAGGACTAAAGATGCGTTGTGCCCAGTCTGGTAAAGCTCTAGTCTTGCGCCACTCTAACTTACTTACTTCATTACCAAACCATTCTATGAGAGGGTGATTTGGAAATCCCGTTGATGAGAAATCGTGGAAGAATCCTGTTATCTTATTACGACCCGCTATAACATCATATCCAAATATAGGAGCAGGATTGTTTGTGTGAGGGAACACACAACAATGCATCATCCATAAACCCTTAGTGTCACGAGCATCAACAACATCAATATGTGCTCTGCGATAATCCCCGCTGGTCCAAACCCGATTGATCCAACCTGGTTGATTGAATCGATCCATTCCTTCTTCGAAAACTTCATTACCTGTCTCCTGGAACTGTTGTATAAAAGAATTTTGTATAGAGATTAGGCTATCCCATATCTCACTCATTTGTTTCCTCTGTATACTTTGGCATATCTATTTCCATTAATTGTTTAAACAGTGTTATGGCAAAATCAAAACAGACATTCGCTTCATCTGCTAACTCGTCTGATAGTCTCTCACGTATAGTTGTCTTTAGCTTGTCAGCATCTTCAAATTTATACAACTTACCTCCGCCTGGAACTTTTCTAGCTATCATTTGCCCACCTGCTAAGTCTCCCATATGGCGTACATAGATGTGTGCAAAAAGTTTATTTGGAGAAGTCCTACTTAGATCTGTTAGATATGCAGTATACTCTTTTACTACAGGGGCTATCCAAGGTCGTTTATCAGGATCACTCCATAGTTCATTGTAGTCAGACATAATATGTCTAGCTCTGCGTATATCAGGTAAGTCCTTTAGTTGATCGTAGAGGCTAGCAGTAGCCTCTAACTGATAGTAGATGTGATATTGATTTGCTAAGAACGTGGCGTAAAAATCTGGATTTATTTTGCCAGACAAAAGTACCTTTACGAACTCTTGTCGTTCTGCATCTTTGTGTTTTTCGCTAGTTAGGTCTCTTAAAGTCATATGTTACTTATGACTCTAAAAATCATTCCTTTTCAATCTTGACCTGTAGGGGAAACCCGTTATTTCTAGCTAAAACTGTTGATTCGACTCCGCGCTGTTCTGCGATTTCAAAAGAGTAAACACCAACCACTGCTGATCCTTCGTGATGTACTGACATAGTTAATACTTCACTAGTACCGCGGTCGTGCTTAAAGACCCGCTGTAATACTTCAATTACAAACTCCATTGGAGTTACTTCATCATTGAGGAAAATTACTTTATACTTACCGGGTTCTTCTTCCAGCTTGTTAGTCTTTTCAAGGGTATCGTGTTCGATTTGATCCATTATTATATAAGCCCCATATTGTATTTATATTGTGGAGGGCACTATGCCCCCCACAACGGCAGATTTTAAGATTCGATTGGTATCTTTCGTGGCTTTAGTTCTTCTGGAACAATCCTGGTTAAAGTTACCCTTAACAGACCATTCTCTATCTTAGCGCCAGATATTTCAATGAAATGATCTAGCCTAAATGTCCTTGTAAAGTTCCTAGTACCAATACCTTTGTACAAATAATTACGTTCATCGTTATCTTTGGTTGAGCCCTGAATGATCAACTGTCCTTGATCTACGCTTACGTCAAGCTCATCCTCAGCAAATCCTGCGACAGCTACTTCAATAAGAAAGCTATCTACATCAAGTCTAACGATATTGTAAGGGGGGTACGTATTATTTGCCTGCTGTGCGTTCATTAATCTGTCCATGTCGTTAAACAGCTGGTCAAAGCCAACAGCAAATCTATGTAAAGGTACTAAGTCAAATGTAGTTCTTGTAGTCATATTTTATCTCCTTCTTAAGCAAGATTTGACCTTCTCGGTCTATAAGCGTGACCCCAATTTGGCGATCACGCTTATTCTTTTATTATAACGCAGACTCAGCTTAGTGTCAAGCTGCGTCTTTCTTCACTTCGGTGAATTCTGCGTCTAAAATTTCTTCGTTATTAGCGGACTCAGTTGGTGCTGCTTGTGCTGCATCTTCTGCTTCCTTTGCTTTGCTCATTGCTTCGTAAAGCGGACCGGCTGCTTCGTAGATCTTTGAGAACAGCTCAGTGATAGCCTTAGGATCTTCGCCCTTAATAGCAGTGTCGATCTGCGTAATAATGTCTTCGATCTTTGCTACTTCGTCTTCCTTTAGATCGGCCTTATGCTTTTCTAGATCCTTACGCAATGTGTTGATCTGTGCTTCGCCTTGGTTGCGAGCTTCAATCAATTCACGTTGCTGCTTGTCAGATTCAGCATTAGCCTCTGCATCTCGGATCATTTGTTCGATTTCGTCATCGCTTAATCCGCTGTTGCTTTGGATAGTGATCTTCTGTTCCTTATTAGTGCCCTTGTCCTTAGCAGTTACACTTAGGATACCGTTAGCGTCGATATCAAATGTAACTTCAATCTGTGGCATACCACGTGGAGCTGGAGGGATACCGTCGAGATTGAACAGCCCTAATACCTTGTTATGAACAGCAAGTTCTCGCTCGCCCTGGCCTACCTTAATAGTAACACTTGTCTGATTATCATCAGCTGTGCTATAGATCTGGCTCTTCTTAGCAGGAATAGTAGTATTCTTTTCAATGAGCTTGTTAAAGATACCGCCCATAGTTTCAATACCTAACGATAGTGGAGTAACGTCTAGCAATAGAACGTCATTCTTTTCGCCACCTAGGACGGCGCCTTGGATAGCTGCACCTGCTGCTACTGCTTCGTCTGGGTTAACATCCTTACGTGGAGCCTTGCCAAACAACTGTTCAACGACTTCTTGTACCTTAGGCATACGAGTCTGACCACCAACTAAGATAACATCGTCAATGTCATTGATATCGATCTTAGCATCTGCGATAGCAGTCTTACAAGGACCAACTGATCGCTGTATGAGATCGTCAACTAGTGACTCAAACTTGCTGCGTGTTAGCTTAACCTGTAAGTGCTTAGGTCCACTTGCATCTGCTGTAATATAAGGCATATTGACTTCAGTCTGTACTGCGCTCGATAACTCAATCTTTGCCTTTTCAGCACCTTCCTTAAGACGCTGTAGTGCCATTGAGTCTTTAGCTAGATCAATACCTTGATCCTTCTTGAATTCTGCGATCAAGAAGTCAACAATGCGCTGATCGAAATCCTCACCACCTAAGTGTGTATCACCATTTGTGGAAAGTACTTCAAACTGTTTGTCACCATCTGTTTCGGAGATTTCAATGATTGAAACGTCAAATGTACCACCACCTAAGTCGTACACTGCAATCTTGCGATCCTTCTTATCGGTCTTATCACACCCAAATGCTAAAGCTGCTGCTGTTGGCTCATTGATGATACGTAAGACTTCTAATCCTGCGATCTTACCAGCATCCTTAGTTGCCTGGCGCTGGCTGTCGTTGAAGTAAGCAGGAACAGTAATAACTGCCTGTGTTACCTCACTACCGAGATAGGCTTCTGCATCCTTCTTGATCTTACGGAGGATTTCTGCTGAAACCTGCTGCGGAGCATATTCTTGATCATTAGCTTCGATCCAAGCATCGCCGTTCTTTGCCTTGACGATTTTAAATGGAATCGTATTAATATCACGCTGCACTGCTTGCTCGTCAAAACGACGTCCAATCAAACGCTTTGCTGCGTAGATAGTATTCTTAGCATTAGTTACAGCCTGTCGCTTTGCAGGTTGCCCTACAAGTATTTCGGTGTCTGTATATGCTACTATGCTGGGGGTTGTTCTTGCGCCTTCGGAATTTTCTATAACCTTTGTGGTCTTTCCTTCTAGGACGGCTATGCATGAATTAGTTGTACCGAGATCGATACCGATTATCTTACCCATTTCTGTTCTCCTTTTGTTAAGCAAGAAATAATAGCTTCAATCCTTTACGGCATCGAAGCTAATATTATTTATACATGACAACAAAAAAGTTGTCAATATTCTGAAAAATTATTGTTCAGTCTTCCACTGCGCAACACGCTTCTTTTCGCGTACCTGTGCAGATGCTAGATCCTTACGCTTTTGTTCGCTTGGGCTAGTGTAATGTTCTCTCTTGCGTAGTTCATTAAACCAACCCTCATCTTGTAGGCGCTTCTTAAACTTACGAAGTGCCTTAGTTACGTCATTATTCTTAACGAAGATCCTAGTCCCTTTAAATTGACGACCAGTGTCGTTATCGTTAAGCCAACCAGTTTCTTGCCATGTATTCAGTGACATTATAGATTTTTCCTTTGTTAATTATAGAATAGTCTATCTTTTGACTACTCCAAGTAGTATTGGTCATTGAAACCAAATAACTTATATAATGATACGATATATCTGTCGTGTTGTCAACATTTAAATATACAGTATCTGCTTGATTTGCAACATTTAATAACCATTCTAAATGATCTTCATTATTATAAAGATAAATGGTCATACCTATTGGGTTATTTAAAAGCCAATCATTTATAGCTGTATTTTCTTCAGCTGTAGTATTGATTAATAGAGCTTTTTTAGATTTATCGTGATAGTAATCAGGATACGTTACTAGCAGTATTTTGGTCACTTGTTATTAACTCTGCCAACTTTTCTCTGTGTTCCAACGGAATATCATCGAATTTTATCACACCGTTTTTAATATCATCAACATACTTAGTTAGCATCTGTATCTCGGGATTTGTTTGATCGTGATTTGATAAATCAATATCCTTAAATCCGTGTTCGTGATATTCGCTATAAAGTATATCCATTGGTTTGAATATCTTACGATTTGCTTGTACCCTGTTCCATAGGGTATTATCAGTCTGTTCGCTATTTTGGATGTATATAATAGGCTCTGCAAGTTCTTCTATTTTCTTAGCTTCTTCTTTTTTTATTTCTGCTATTGCCTCTGCAAGGACCTCTGTTGTTGGGACCGCAATAGCAGTTTCGTCAACGATTTTCTTTTCTTTTTTCTTTGCAGGTTTGCGAGACTTTTTAACTTTTTTTAGTACTATTGGTACTTCTTCGACAGGGTTGTTAATTGGCACAGGAATAATAATCTCTTCTACTTTTTTTGGTTCTTCTAATGGAATAACCACAGGTGTTTCTACTATAACGGGTTCTTTTGCTTTTAGCTTTTCTTCTCTTTTAAGTTTCCTGGCTACGCTAGCTTGTGTTAGGCTCATCTGGCTAGCAATGAGCAATAATACAGCCAGTGGATCAAACACAAAGATGATAATCATTATCATCCAAGTAACTGCTTTTTCTAATAAATCTCCGCTTGGATTAGATCCGTAAATAAATGCAGCTATATACTTTATAGGACCAACTTCTGTCTCTATCTTTCTTACTTTGGTTGTAAGAGGTGCTTTTTCTTCGCTTAGTTTATTAATAGTAGTCTGAGCATCATCGATCTGTTTAGCTAACTTATCGCGTTCTTTTTGTTGATTCCTACGGGCATTATTTGCTGCTGCCACAGATTTTTCATCTTTACCTTTTAATAGATATTGGGCAACAACTTCGTCTAGATTTTTAACTGCTGTCTGTGCTTGTGTAATTTCATTTTTCTTACCCGCGATTTTTCCGTCTATTAATTCAATCTGAGCAGATACATCGCCAACAGGTGCACCTTGTTCGATATGGGCCCTACTTAAGAATCCAAAGATGCCCATACTAGTAATGATCATTAAAACAAATGTAGCTATGATGAAGTAGCTCCTAAGTAGGATAGGAGCTGTTTTCCAATTATGATGTAACCAGCTAGCTACTACGAGCTTTCCTACTTCTAGTACAGTTCCCATTACCATGATAGGGATTGCTGCACCAGCAAATATAGCTGTTAATCCAGAGACTGAGTAATAAATCGCTACACTACTGATTACAAGTGCAGTCAGCAGAGTTAATAGACCTAAAAACAATTTTTAATCCTTAGAATGTTTGTTGTGTCATAGTATCGATAATTGATACTGTAACCTTTGCCCATACGTTAACAGGAGTGTCAGGTTGTGTTACAGTGACCAATGATTGATATTGCTGTCCCGGAGTAGGATCGTATGTCCTATACTGGCGACTATATCCACTAGATCCGCCGATCGTAATTCCACGTACTACCGCTTCCTTAATAGAGTTCTGTATAGCGGTAGCGGCGTTAGTTTGAGACAACTGTTCATAAGGTGTAGCTGTTAGTGCAGTTGACCCATCACTAAATGTACCCGGACCACCAGTTCCATTAATAATACTCTGCCAAGCAGCCAGCACACCTTCTTCTACAGGATATCCTACAGTAAATGATACACTTACTGCTGTGTTATCAGCTGCTGTCTCTGCTGTTGGACCAGATTTCATTACTGTCATATCTAGTATTTCTGGATTGTTACCAGTAGCTAACTGAGATAAGATAGCATTGAAACGTATATTTCCTCTAGCCCTGCGTATGGAATTATTAAGTGTGGTGTTTAATGTTGAGAAATAATTATAATCCCAAGCTTCAACAGCACCGCTATCATTGTTTGCGGCAGTAGTTGACCAAGCACTAGTATCGATAGTGACACGATAATAATTTGGTGTTAGTTGGTATTGATTATTTTGAAATCCTGAAGCCATGGTGATTATCCTTCTTTAAGTTATTTATCTTAGCCGCGGCGACTCTTGGTACCTACTTGTGTCATATCTTCGCCTGGAGTAGCGTACTGTAAGCCACCCTTGTTAAAGAGAGGCATACAGCGACTCGCCTTAATCATAATTTCTCGTTGTACTTCTGGAGCCTCCTTGTGGAGGTTTTCCATTATGCCCTTCTTGAAACCGTTACCAACGCTGTTGCTAAGTTGATAAGGATTACTAGTGGTAAGATCTGGTTTAGAAATTCTAATATCACCTGTAAATGCTTTCTTTAGTTTAAGCTGATTGGGGGTAAGACCTTGCTTAGCCAACCATGCATTATGTTTATCAGTTGCTTCTACGAGTTTCTTTGAATTTGATTTTTTCTTCTTGCTATTGTATTTTGTAGTAGTAAGATATGGTCCTACAAGATGCATACTCATATTCTGCTGCTCCCTAACAATTTTGCGTGATTTTTGAGGAAAGACAATACCATAGTATTTGAAAACACGTTTTTATCACTATCAGCTGCGATATACTTTTCGAGTATAGCTGCTGCTTGATGACACTGCATAGCATCATATAGTGCATTGTCTCCTCTAATGAATATACCTGGCCAATCGTCGTTGATTTGTAATGCACCGGTTTCAACTCGACCGGCGTGTGGCTTATCTCCAAACGAACATGGGATCTCGGATAAATCTGCTGTTATCTTTTGCATAACTTTCCTCATATTATAAACAGTATAATACAAGATACAAGGATTGTCAAGGAAATAGAGCCAAGTTTCCTTGGCTCTATCTGTTCAAATCAAGCCTGACGAGTTAAGAAAGATGGACGGATACTCTTAGCACCGAAGTACTTTTGCACTAAACCGACCACTACTTGGTCATCATATTCCTTGCAAGAGAAAACGTCTAGATACATAGCGTTGCCTCCCTTCATATCGTCTGGTACAAAGTGAGCACAGATATTACTGGTCTCGATCAACTGTACTAGTGTATAGCCGGCTTTGTTTCCGCTACCGAAGTTAACAATTTGCGGTTCACCAAAAGGCACCATATCGATGTCTTTTACGAGCTGCTTAGTGAAATTGTAGATAGTGTTATAGTCTTGGATAGCGTCGCTGTTACAGTCGGCGCAATCTAGTATAAGGTGATAACCCCAGTATGCCATCTCATGTGTACTCCTTTAAGTTTAATAATATAACATAGGTGTATCTATGTCAAGAAAAAGATAGGGGACCTATTCCCCTACCCATTCTTTATTTATATTATACTATTAAGCTCTGGCTACTTTTCTGTAACCCAATACCCTGCTGGCATCATAATATGCTACACTAACGCCTCGGGCTTGATTTCCACCAAGTACAGCTACATACTGTCTTCCGTCTACTTCTACAGTTTTAACATAGAATCCAACATGCCCTGCCCATCGATTATTCCCGCGACGAAAAACTACTATATCGCCTTCTTCGGGCCGCTTGACAGCCTGTCCCCAATTTAAGAAACTGCGGGCTGCGAGACTGTCGGTTCCCCTTACTCCGAGATCAGCTAACACTGTATTAGCCCAAGCTGCACACCAAGGAATACGAGCAGGATCTATTTTGTAGCCAAATGTGTTAGAAAGTTTATTTTCTAAAGTCTTGTGATCTTTCTGTGCATCCATTCCGATCATACTAGATCCTTTTTCCAGCGTTTTTGCTGAAGAATTTATCGGATTAATAGTTTCTACTAGATCAGCAGTTGTTGTATTTTCGGGTGGCATACATTCTACATCCCAAAATAAGAAACGGCACTTTTCTTCTTTCTTTATTATTTTCTCAGGTCTAAATGCTGTTTTCTTTACAGATACTGTAGGTTTAACTGGTAGTTTCTCTGTTGGTGAGTCAACTATATTAACAGTCTTCTTTTTAGACTCAGCTCTTATTGCAGCTCTAGTCCTCTTACCTATGATACCATCGGGTTTCAATCCGTGATCTTTTTGGAAGTTTATAATTTCCTCCTTAGATTGTAGCGGTGTTGCTGCCATAGATACAGACGGTGCAGCTAAGAATAAAGATGCAGCACCTATCATTAACAAATGTTTTTTCAATGTAGTCTCCTCTCTACGTGTATTATACTTAGTTTCGGAGGAGGTTGAAAAGTATTAATATTTAAAGAAAAATGCGACTTTTCTGTTTCCAGGCAAGTCGCCAGCCCATTGAAATCAAGCTGCTAGAGCCATTTCATAAGTTGCAACGTTGTCGTTTGCATCTATAAGTTTTATTGCGTTAACCGAGCTTTCGCCGGACTGTCTACTTCAACCTTTATACGCCAGTCGATCCTGTTTCGACCCCATCATAAGCACTACTCGACTTACATTCCCCTGCATACGACATTTCTGGTGCAGCTAATGCGTTAGTGCTTATGGTGGAGTCGCCGGGTACCGCCCCCGGGTCCTGATCGTTTTATTGCTTTGCTATCAACAACAGTATGTTATTTATAACATCTGTTTATAGACTTGTCAACTTATATCCACGAAGGTCTAACGATTCCGTCTTTAAAACTATCCGGGGCACCGGCTTGGAAAGTAGTTTTAGGTTTTTCTTTAAATTTTGATCTTGGTCCAGTGTTGATATGTATGCTGCCTACGTCTCCATTATATTTGAAGAACAAACATACCCAATCACATTTAATATTTTTAGCCACAAACTGTGCTATCTCATAATGTTTCCCTGCATTATTCCAAGTAAGATCAACTGCACCTCCCCAACTATGATCGCTAGTTCCATAATTAGTTCCGCCAGGTCCTCTGTATCCGCTTTCTACAGTGGCTTTACCGTATGCAGAATCTAGAGGATCGAGAACATTTGTTGCTAGATACTTCAACCCTTCTACTATCTGTTCTAGGCTATAGCCCAATGCTCCCTTTGGAGGCAATTCAAATGTACGGCGGCCTCCACAGTGTACTAGTTCTCCTAGTGTCCTTCCTCCGGGACTAATAACTAATCCATAGTCTATCTGACCATTTTTTAATATTGATCCTGTTGGTGGAGTAACAGGTGGTCTTGCTCCACCGGTTGGTAACACAGTCCTAGCAGCAGGAGATGCTTTCCTCCTGCTCTCTATATCGTTTGGGGAAGAAGTAAACATACCTGCTTTTGGACTTATACCCATTGCTCCTGGATTAAAGGATCTCGGAGGCCTACCTGAGCTGAGTAAATTGGAAATATTTTTAGGTAACGCACTAGTTAACTGAGATGGTGAAAATATATTTCCAACATCAAACGAGGAAAGACTTTGTGCTATTCCACTTACTGCACCTAGGGCACCCCCACCTAATACGCTAGTTACACTACCTACTCCTCCTGGTATTCCTATACTTAGATTAGTTGGTCTTAACGGCACTCGGCCGCCTAATCCACTAATCAAAGTAGCAAATGTTGAGAATGCTGGGTCTGATGGTATGTTTGCTAATCTTACGTGTGGAACATTGGCTGAATTTAAACTGACGCTAGACATAGCAGCTATACTTACGTGCGGTACTAAAATTTTTACGCTATTTCCTACAGCTATATTAGTTAGAGTTGCTCCTATTACGTTGCTCAGTACTGCTTTTCCCGTTTCAGCAGAGAATGGTATCGAACTTAATCCACGTGCAAGTCCAGAAGTTACTGCTACTCCTCGTGATAAAGATCCCACTGCTTGACCTGCTACAGAACTAGTTTTCCCGCTAGCTATGTTTAATAGATTGTTTAGGGGAATAGGAGACTGTTTTAATATACCCGGAAGTGCTCCAATAGGTAATAGAGATTTAAATTCTTTTGGTAAACTACCTAATACACCTTTTAATTGCGAGCCAGGAATGTCACCTAATAGCCCTTCCATCGTAGGAATCTTACCACTAACTTCTCTAGGTAAGTTATATGTTATCGCCCTCTCAAACTTTGAAGAACCTAGCATTTCTGGATTCTTTTTAGTATCGTTCTCGTCTAGATTAGACCCTTTTTTGGCGTGCTCCATTGCCTGTATAGCAGCAGCTCTGAGATTTGGTTCTTTCATACCAGTGCCGGCGACAGATCCAGGTTTACCTTTTCCTGCGTTTTTTAAGTCACTTGGTCTTGCTGGTGGAACTGCGGTAAATTTTTTACCTGCAACTTCGACAGTAGTAGATACATTTTTTTCTGCTGCTATTTTAGAAGCTAAAAGTCTAGCAGTAGTAGCAGCATCATTTATACTGCCTACTTTTGACTCAGCTATCTTTAAGAAACTGTTAGCACTAGATCCTTTACTTTGATAACCCGGAACGGTCATTTTTTTTCCATCTACGATAACATTAGCTACAATACTGGTATTTTTAGAATCTGCTAGTGCATTGGCTGCTTTGACAGCTGCATCTATCGTAGGAAATGTTTCCAGGTTAGTTGTTTTAGAAAATGGGGAGACTAAACTTAATGCCATACGGTATTTATCAGGTAATAAATATTAAAAACAAGGAGTTTACGATGGCAGAATTGTGGGCGGTAGACGGAGATCCAAACACAGATGGTGGCGGTGGACTAATACCAGATCATGCTAGTACCGTCTATGTGAATAATAAACTAGTGATTGTACACGGGCCAGATCATGCAAATCCGGACGATTCCTGTATACCAGCTGGTCCTCCGCATTGTGATCCAATGACTGACGGTGGTAGTGGAACTGTATTTTGTTATGGCTTTGCTGTACACAGGAATAACGATCCTAGAGTATGTGGAGCAACAACTGTTGTAGTAGGGCAATCAACAGTATTTGTTGGTTAAATTAATTTGCCCATACCACTATTAGCTGGGGTCATTATACTAGTAGTACCTTGTATATACTGTGCTGCTGTTTGTTTATCAGTGCTAGCAATAGCAACAACTGCGTGTTTTGGAATAGTGATTTCTCCCTTTATTTCAGCAGTGAACAGGAAAGGAGTCATTGCAACTCCTTGCCCAGTCATACTTAATACTAAAGGTCTAGATATAGTATATCCTGTATCATCTACAGACATTAACTTTGCTATAACTTCTTCACCGGTAACTAGTTTCAATGTGTAAACTTCACCGATGTTATATTTTTTTACTATCATTAAGCAGCCAAACTTTCTTTTAGCATTTCAGGATCTGACTTCTTCAGTCCGTCATATCCACCCTCAACTAACAGTGAATCTCCCACATATATCTGAGGAACTGTGCGATGCCCTTTTGATTTAATAAATTCATAGGCTCCTGTGTCTTCCATTATATTAACTGACTGATATTGGATACCATTTTTTTCTAACCAAGCCTTAGCACGATCGCAATAAGGGCAAGCGGGCTTGCTATACAGTGTAACTACATTAGACATTCTTTTCATCATCCTCTTTGTTATATTTTTTTCTTGCTTTTTATAACTCTTTTAGTAGCAGCTCGTTTTGCCATTTCTTTTAAAGATGCGGTTGGTTTTGGTTTTTTAATAAGTTTATTTGCCATTGTTCTAATTCCTTATAAGCTAAATCCGCTGAAACTATTCTCATCAACGTCTTGCTTAACTCCCCCATTAATATAACTAGTTATCTCTGTTTCTTGTGGGGCAACCTGTACATCACCGCCTGCTATCCATTTCTGTGTCCAAGGGAGGGGATTACTACCTCCCTTGTACTTAGTTGGAAGACCAACAGCGGTCATTCTTTTATTAGCTATCCAATCCACATATTCGCAAAGCAGTTGATAGTTAAGTCCGATCATACTGCCATCTTTGAATAGATACTCTGCCCATTTCTTTTCCTGATCTACTGCATCCTCAAATAACTTGATAGCAGCTTCGCGGCATTCTTCTTCTATAGTTATATAATCTGGATCATCCTTAGGAAGTATTTTTAAAAGTGTTTGTGTAGCCGCCAAGTGCAAGTTTTCGTCGCGGGCGATGAACTTGATAATTTTAGCATTACCTTCCATTTTCTTTACTTCGGCAAATGCCCAACTACAAGCAAAGCTAACATAGAAACGCACCCCTTCTAATATGTTTACACTTACTAAAGCCATCCACAATGCTTTCTTGTGCTGATACGGAATAGGTACAAGGTGCTGATGCGTAGCACTAGCAGCTCTTTGATTCATATCAATTAGCTCGTCGTAATACTTACTAATATCTCCGGCACACTCAACAATCTCTTGTATATCCATCATCTCATCAAAGATCTTGTTAGGATTACTATATACATTTCTTATAATATGTGTATAGCTACGACTATGGATAGTCTCACTAAATGTCCAAGTTGTGATCCAAGTTTCTAGTTCTGGAAGCGAACAGATTGGTCCAAAAGCAGCAGTCGGTGCCCTACCCTGCACACTATCTAGTAGTATCTGTCGCTTTAGATTTGATGTAAAGATATGTTGCTCGTGCGTAGTTAGATCCTTAAAATCTTTAGCATCTCGGAGGATATCGACTTCTTCCGGTCTCCAAAAGAATCCTAGCTGTTTTTCAGTGAGTTTATCAAACTGCTTATACTTCATAGTATCGTAGCGTTGGATACTCACTCCGCCATTGGGATCTAGAAAAGCTAGATTTTTTGTATGATCTGTTTTGTTCTTAGCATCAAATACTGTACTCATATCACACAGCTCTCACAATCTTCTTGTGGGGGTAAGTCATCCAACTGTCCTTCTTCTGCTTTGCTAACATCAATTTCACCTTGCCCGTCATTGCTATTAAAATAGTATAGCTGTTTTCCACCTAGTTTATAGAACTGTAAAACATGCCCTAACATAACACTCAGAGGAATTTTCTCATCTTCATAGTATGCTGGATTGTAACTTGTGTTAACACTGATACCTTGATCAATATATTTTTGTAGAACAGCACAGATGTTAAGATATCCTTCGGGACTCTTTTGATCCCATAACAGTTCATATTTATTTTTCAATCGGCGGTATTCCGGTACCACTTGCTTTAGTACACCGTGCTTGCTCTGCTTTACGCTAATGTGGCTACGCGGTGGTTCGATACCGTTAGTAGCATTAGCAATCTGCGCACTAGTCTCAGCTGGCATAATTGCCATTAGCGTAGCATTACGGATACCGTATTGTTTTAGGTCATTGCGGAGCTCATCCCACGGCATACGCTCAACATATGGTACCAACGTATCTATATGTGGGCTCCTAGTATCAATCGGTACTATGCCCTTGGCGTATTTCGTGTCTTGTGGACGGCCGCAAGGACCTTGTTCTTTCGCTAGTGTAACAGATGCTTTAATGAGATAGTAGCTCATTGCTTCCATATACTCGTCTAGCTTGACCAAACTACTGTTATCACTATACTTGAAATCGTTCTTGGCTAACCAGTAGGCCAAATTAATGATACCGACACCGAGCGGACGATGTTCTAGTGTAGCTAGTTCAGCAGCCTTTACTGGATAGTCTTGATAACTTAATAATGCATCTAAGCCTCGCACTGCTAGTTCGCAGGGCTTTTCAAAATCCTTAGGATCTTTAATAGCTCCCCAATTAACAGCACTTAAAGTGCAGAGCGCAATGCGTCCTTCTTCGTCAAATATATGTGTAAGTGGCTTCGTTGGGAGATCGATCTCACAGCAGAGATTTGATTGTTTAATTGGAGCAACTGTTTCATCAAAGCTACTATGAGTATTAGCATTGTCAACATTCTGTAGGTAGATACGTCCTGTATCCTTGCGTTCTTGCATAAAGCTAGAAAACAAATCAATAGCCTTTATTTTCTTCTTGCGTAGTTTTGTGTTATTTTCTGCTGCCAAATAAAGACGCTCAAATTTTTCTTGGTTGTTGAAAAATGAATCGTAAAGATCGGGTACGTCATTAGGGCTGAACAAATGAATATCACCTCCTTGAATCAAACGTTGATAGAACAGTCTGTTAAACTGTACCCCATAGTCCATATGACGTACCCTATTATCTTCTACACCCTTGTTATTCTTAAGGACGAGAAGCTCTTCAATCTCTAGATGCCAGATTGGATAATAAAGCGTTGCTGCTCCATTACGTACTCCACCTTGGCTACAACTGCGTACTGCTGCCTGGAACATTTTATAAAACGGTACTACTCCAGTGTGGCTAGCGTCGCCATTGCGGATAGGCGATCCCAATGCACGAATCCTACCAGCGCCAATGCCTATCCCTGCTTTCTGGCTGACATATTTGACAATGGCGCTGGTCGTTGCATTGATAGAATCTAAGCTGTCATCAGTTTCTATCAACACACAACTACTAAACTGTTTCTGCGGAGAACGTAAGCCAGCCATGATCGGTGTTGGTAAACTAATTTGATGTGTGCTAATACACTCGTAGTAATCCTTAATCCATTGTAAACGAGTTGACTTAGGATAGCTATTGAAAAGTGTAGCAGCGATTAAAATATAACATATTTGTGGTGTCTCTAGGATCTGGCCAGTTACACGATTCTGTATTAGATACTTACCGCGTAGCTGTTCCATTGCTACATATGTTAACTTCATATCGCGTTCGTGGTCAACAAAAGAATTAATCTTTTCCCACTCTTCTTCTGTGTACCAGCTTAAAAATTCTGATGTATAATAGCCTATCGCAATATTTTTCTTTATTAAGTTAAGCAAATTATGAGGAGTATACCCGTCATAAACTTCTTTTCTTAATGCATAGTTAATAAGTCTACCCGCTACATATTGATAGTTAGGGCTTTCTTCGCTAATCAAATCAGCTGCTGCTTTAATTAAGGTTTCCTGTACATCTTTAGTTTTAATATTAGGATAAAACTGTAACTGGCTCCTTATCTCTAATTCACTTGGACTAACTCCAGCAAGTCCTTCAGTTGCCCAGAATACTACTTTATGTAGTTTTTCTAGATCTAGTTCTTCTCTGCGGCCATCTCGTTTAGTGACAGTGATTCGTGAGCTCATGTTCTTCCTCTTTGCTTCAAAAAATAGTCGGATATTTAGTGGTACTTTTATTATAGAATTCTAGTAGTATATTATGATTGCTACAGATGATAAATTGTCTCGTAAATCGCATCACTACGTTCCGTCGTTATCTATACAGTATATAACCTTTTATGTGGTATGTCTATGATTTTTATTAACTAAATCTATTCATCATGTGTCGGAACCAGTGTGGAGTACCTAGTTCCATATTGACAGATTCTAATTGTGGACCGTTTGGATCTCTAGCTAGGGTGCCTTTGAATTCCTGTGTTAGTCTATCAAACTCGTGATGCCCTTTGAGTTTCTCTAGTATTGAATCTACGTGTGCTAGATCGTTCATATTAGAACCCGGACCTAACAGCATTACCGCCATTTTGTTAGGATCGTTGGTTAAAACTTCCTTAGTAGTCCTATCAACTAACCCCTGTGTTGGACTATACATCCAATTAGGATTTACTGCTTTAGCTAATCCTGCTAATAGCTGATGCCTATGAGCACCTTTGAATTGACTACCTTCTTTACCTCCACGCATAGCCCACTGTTGGTACTTAGGATCGGCAGTAAACATAAAATCAGTTTGTGCAAATCCTTTACTAGGATCTCCTAGTATAGGAGTTTTGAAATGTACACTATTTCCGGTTAGCTGTATCCAGCCGTCTCGTTTACCTGATGATGTTTTACTTTTTGCTCTATTTAACACATCGTCTTTAGCTACACCGTTTTTTAAACACCATGCCATTAATGTGTGTACTAGTTGTTCTTTGGTAGTTTCTCGTTCGTCAACGCTTAGGTCTAAATCACCCGAAGATACAGCTTTACCTACAGTACCTAACCATTTAACAGGATGTCCTGTATCGTCTAGGTCGTTTGTGAGATCTAATCCGGTTATGCTTTCTAACCACTTTACAGTTCCGAGAATCTCTGCTTTATCAATACGTCGAGTGAGTTCATTATCTTCACCGTCTTTGAAAATGTTTCCGCCCTCTAATAGTATCATAGCAAATCCCCGTATTGAATATTTATTCTAGATGGTCGGTCATGATACAAGAATATTGTATCCATAACTCTGGTAACTCTGTAGTTAAGACATAGTTGTCATAAAGATAGCCGATTACTAAATCATCAACAAATAGCAGATAATAGAGTTTTTGTTTTTCTTTATCAGCTGCTATCTTTATCTCATAACGGCAGTTTTTAAATCGATCAGTAAGACTTAGCGTATGATAGATAGCAAGTATCTTAGAGAAGTCGCAATATTTGTTTTCGTCTATTAATTGCCAAGCTTTTAGCCAAGTATTGCAATCATAGGGATCACAGGACTTAGCACTTATTGGAGCTTTGTTCCAAAAGTCTATAGTGTGAGTTATAGGAGATGTATTATCTTCTAGACTAGCACGAAGTTCTCTCCAAGAAGTTATCCTAGATTCAAATTTTTCGAAAAACATTATTTTGTCAATAAACGATAGGTATAATTCAGAGCAGCTAATCCGTTGCCAATTGGGTTAGTATAACTTATTATCATAGTATCTGCTTCGGTTGTATTCGGAGTATATCCAAAGAGATCAGCTGTAAATCGTATATCTTCTACTGAGGTATCACCGGTATATCCAAAATCGTCATGGAAGTGTTGGCTAGGTGGGTTAACTCCGTCGATTAGGCTAACTCCTTTATTAGCAGTGACATGGAATACTCCAGATCGAGTAGCAACACCGCCTTCGATTCCTTGGGATTTACTTAATACATAATCTATTTCAAACGTGCAAGAATCTATTATTGGTAAACGTATAAGAGGAACAGGAACTATACCAGTTTCGATCAGTTCCACTTCGTAGTTGAAATCTTCATAGATCATTCCCTTTGTTTGTACATTGGCTATAAAAGGATTAAGTGGTAGATTTTTAAGTTTAACATTTCTCTCAAAATAATCGTCTTTACTTGTATTATTAGGTTGTTCAAATACGATATTAGGATACGTAGCATTCGTGTATGTTTGATTATTGTTTCCTACCTTATAGAATTTATTTCCTCTAGAGACGTTTCCAAATGATGATTGTAAACTTGATCCGGCTTTAATGCGTACTCCATACCGATCAATGTTATCGAAATAGTTATTTTCTATAGATGTACTAACAGCTCCACCAATACCACCACCTATATCTATCGCATCAAAAAGTTCTAGGAATGTACAATTTTGTATCTGTAAGAAGTTAGAATCAGATTCACTATACATACCGTTTCCGGTAGAATTAAAGATACAGAATTTAAACAATATATTGTTATTACAAAATATAGCACTGTTACTTCTTATGTAAATACCGCTTTGAAAATCAATAATTCCTGCACTATTAGTAAATGTTGGTTCAGTTCCATTTACATATGTTCCTACAAACTTTATATTTTCAAAAATAGAAGAATCGGTATTATCTAGATATATTATAGATCTGTCAGTACTATTAGTTAATGTCATGCCAGAAATAGATATATTCCTAGGTCTCAGCAGGTTATTCATATTACCAAAAGCAGTGTAATTTCCTGGAGTACTATTTCCGTCTACTGTCCTAAAAACAACACCGTCACCGGTTTGATTAATGATAGTGCTGTCTATGCCTTCACCTATTAGATGTGCATATGGAGGTATTCTTATTTCTTCTGATATATTATATGTTCCTGCTTCAAAGAATAATTGAACTCTGCTTGCAGTATCTCCTATTCTTCCCGGATTGATATAAAGCTGATCGATAGCACGTTGGATTGCAGCAGTATCGTTAACAAATCCGTCGCCGACTGCGCCAAATGCCCTAACACTAACAGTATCGTCTAATCTATCCTGCAAGGTTCTTTGTACTATATCACCATTAGCTGTTACAATGCTTGAATCATTCTTTTTATATTGATATAGTGCAGCTATTTCTAATATGTTATCGTGCTCAGTAAGTATTTTGGTGTTTCCTACTGTTGGTGCACCTTCACTTATAGCACCATTACCTATGAATACTTCTTGCGTGTCCATGGCCCAAGCTAATTCTCCTCCAGCTAATTGCGGTAATCCTGTACCACCATTTGCTTGACCACGCCTTATTTGTATTCTCGATATTTGGACTACAGCCATTATATTACTCCACGAAGTGTTTCATATATTTAGTTGCTTAGATAGTATTGCTCTACCCTCTTCCACCAACGATCTTTCCAGTAGTCATATTCTTCGGGGAGTAGATCAAACTGTTGATATTGGAAATCTTGGCTACACATAAAGATATGTCCTTCACGGATATCTGTACCGTGTACTTCATTATGCGCTTCAACATATGCTACTAGCTGTAGATAATAATCTTCAACCCATTCTTTCTTTTTAGGCTTATTAGTCTGCTTATAATCCATTATGCAATGATTGCCTTTATATATGCCGACCAAGTCAGTAGTACCTGCATAAATCTTTGGAAAAAATAGATTTACTTCCTGTCCCCAAGCTTCTTCTAGATCCACTAGTGCTTTTTCCTGTATCTTTTCTGCCATTTTACGGGCTTGTATAGAATAGGGATTAGTACCGGCATCTGGCATTACACCCGTCTCAACATAATCTTCAAGGAACTTATGCATACGGGTTCCGCGGCCTGCTGCTTCGGTAGTTATCTCTTGTGCTTTAGCTTCACCAACACGCCTACGCCACTCAATAAGATGTGTCTTATCTTTAGTTCTATCGAGTATTGTAGTAACACTGGCTACTGCATTGCCATCGGGACATTCATACAGTCTCCTACCTTCTATTGATTTGCGTTGGATTTTTGAATATTCATAGCGTTGCTTAATTAATGTCATTTACTTTTTTGAACCTAAATTATAGGGCCTAGGTGGCGGTAGAGGAATTGAATCTATCTGTTGGTTAGATGTTCCGTATGTTGGCGGGGGAAGGTAAGTTCTATCTTCTGGAACCTTTAAACGCGGATGTTCTACAGGATCACCGGATATTGTTTTTTCATCTAATACTAACACGGGAATAGTCCTATTAGCATTAGAACAAGCAGTTAATATAGGTAAGATTATAAATGTGCAGAGCGTTAGTTTTTTCATTATTATATTCCCTAATAAGTTTATAGGATAACACAATATATGAACCTTGTCAACCTTGTCGTTTGCTCGCCGCAGATTTAGCCATTTTACTTATGTGTTCTCTGCGCTTATCTGGAGTGCTAGGGGTTGCTGACTTTAGTGGTTTTGCTTCGGTATTTAGATCAACACCGTCACCGTCAAACCGACGCACTACTGATTTCCATAGCTCTGGATTTGCATCATACATAGTGCTAAAAATCTTGTAATCTATGAGAGGTACGCCTGAACCTTGTAGTTCAGCATTTAATTGATCCCAAGTAAACTTAGCAGGCATACCTGCATGGTTATACTTGGCGATCTCGTTTCTAAAAAGTAAAACGAGGTCGGTACCTGTGTTATCGACCTCGTAAATTCTCATCTTCCGACTAGGAGCCTTGCAATCCTACGTGTACGATCAACACTTTCGCGCTTGGCTCTCTTACCAGTATCTTCTTCATCTTCAGCGCCGGCGCCTGGCCCTGCTGCACCTGGATCCATTGGAGGAGTTCCACCCATTGGAGGCATTCCGCCCGGAGCTGGAGCACCTGGCATTCCGCCTGGGCCTGCAGGCATTCCTGGCATTCCGCCCATTGCAGCGCCACCTTCAC